GGCGGCGTAGGCGGCGGCGTCGGCGGCGTAGGCGGCGGCGTCGGCGTAGGCGGCGTAGGCGGCGGAGGCGGCGGAGGCGGCGTAGGCGGCGGAGGCGGCGTAGGCTCTTACTTTCTTCCAGTCGTTGATCTCAACATCCTCGCCGGATATCTTCCTTTCGTACAGAGCGGCGACATCGATAATCGCTTTTTTGGACCGTTCGGTTTTGGCGAATTTAATCACCCCATCTGTCGGGTCAACCAATAACCAATGCAGAAACCGAGCGGTAACCATCGTGAGATCGGAACGGACCGAGATAGCATCTAGAAACTTACCCGGCCACTCCATCGCTTCCGCAATCGGCAGAGACTCAAACAAGCCGTCTTCGATTCGCGCCAGTGAGCGGGGAATTCCCAACTCCGTCTCATACGCCGCATGCTCATACTTGTCGAGCGTACACCAAACGGCGCAGCCTTTACCGTTTTGGCCGGTTGCGCCGCGGACGAGTTGATCGGCTGCGCGATGTGCGGCAATGCGAGCCAAGTATTTCGCCTTGATTGATGGGTCGCCGTGGAAGGCAATGAGGTTAGCGGGCATTGTCTTGCACCTCGATTACCCTGTATCGAATTCCCATGCGCTTGAGCACCTCGCGCACAGCGCGCGCAACCGTTGTCTTTCCGCAATCTTGAGGCCCAGATATGCGGATCTCAACGCGCTTTAAGCGCACTTCTCCCGTCTCGTTTTTCATACACGCTTCGCTTTCCGCTCCTTAAACAGCAGGGGAGCTCGGGCTGGTCGGCGCGGAAAGCAGATGCTCCCGGCTCCCGCCCGCTGTTGACCTACGTCCAGTCGATCAAACCGAACGTTATGAAGTCTACATTACCGCTCAGGATAATGCAATAGGGAAATTACAGTACGGTTTAAAATGCTAGGCCGTCGTCAGGAGGCTCGGTAGGGGCTGGACGCTGGTGTCCACTTCCCGTGTAATTCCTGATCTCAACATTTCCACCGTCGCCGTGGAGATTGTTCCACACATCGGCCGGGCTGCTCCGAAGCGGCGCGGACGGATCCACTGGCGCGTTAGTTGATGCCTTCTCGCGCAATTGTGCCGCACTAGCCGTCATCGTCCTTGAGACCCCTTGCATCTGTTGGACGCCTTCTGATTGGCTATCAACTCTTGACAGCACTTTGTGTATTGCTCCGCAAGACATAAGCACAATCTCACGCGAGGCCGTTGTCAACTCCGCGAACCCGTCGATAATCTCGTTTACGGTCATAAACACCCCAAAGTTTTCCGCCCAATATCCCCGGTAAATATTGGCCACATACCATGCCACCTCATCGCCATCCGAGGCGCGGAATTCTTCCACCACTTTCGAGATGGCCCTTTCTATCTCTTCTGGGAGCGGCGCGTCGGCACGGGTCATTGAATCTCCTCCGCCGCAGTTTCCTGCACACTAGCCGCGTCAACACGCGCCGCCGTGGCCTTGTTTACCTCGTGATCAGCGGCAAGCGCCTTGCGTTCCTCTTTGCCAATGCGGCTCCAAAATTCCGAGTATGCAGCGATGCCGTCTTCGGCGGCCGTGCGGGCGCGTTGACGGAGTCGCTCGGAACCGTCGATCACGGGTGCGTCTGCGTTCCATCGTTGGATAGCCTCGCCGTCGACAACTGTGATCATCTTGCGCCCAGGGAATAGTTTCACCAACTGACCCGGAACCTTGATCGGTACCGCTTCATGCGTGCTCTCTTCCAGCATGAGCGATAGCAGCATTTCGAATTGAAACTTCTTTTCGCAGATCGGTTGCAGCCCTAGCTGTATCACCATATTTTCCTTTGCAAGCGGCGCTTTTTGAGCAACATCGCCAGCACTAAATACAACGGGATCGCCCTTTTTTATCTGCGACACTTTGGGCTCGGCTCGCAAGCAGAAAATAATGTGCATGTTGCTGTTGAGCAGGTAATTAACGAAGCGGCGATGTCGTTTCTTTGGATCGGCCCATTTCCCGAACTTGCCCATCCTATCTTCGAGCTTATCGGCCATCTCGGAAACTCCTCCGATCCCATCCCACTCATGAGATCCGTTGTCAACAACCGCAACGGCATAACCGGCATTCTCGGCAGCTTGCAGGTGCTCAGTGTAGCGCTCTGGGCTGAAGGGAGGGTCAAAACGAATGTAGCCATACATCCCATCCTCATGATGACGGTATGCCTCGACAATCAATGGGTCCGTCGTCGGCGTTTCCCCTCGTCCGTTCTCCGTATCTATCATCGCCACCTTACCGCCGACGCCGGCGATGCCGCGGGCGAGCAGCAGCGCCGTGAACGTCTTGCCGCCACCGGTCACGCTCGCGATCGAGATCAGCATCGGCGCGGCTTTGCGTTGCGCCTTGCGGAATTCAAGAGGCATGAGTGCTCTCCGTTTCCCGCACTACCGGCGAACGCATCCATCGCCACACCCGGTAAAGCATCGCCAGTTGAATCCAGAACTTTTCCGGGATGAACCATAATTCCAGATTACGGATGACAACATCGGAGGGCGCGTCGATCATGAAGATGGCGACATCTTGCTTGGACAACACGAGTTCCCCCTGGAAATCAAAATCACAGTTTTCTATTTTCATATCAGTACATCACCCCCGGAATCTCCTCATCCTCGACCGGCGTCACTTGGCAGGCGTACCGCCAGGGTTTATCCACGCCGAAATGCTCCATACATTCCTTGTAAAGTCGCAGCAACGACCGGATCTCGATCACGCCGCGCTGCCACAGCAGGCTGTGCTGGCCGCGATGGAGCGATCGCAACCGCGTCTCGTGCGGGTTCTCGGACTGGACGAACGACAGAATGTAATCGCCCTTCCACTCCGGCCCCTTAAGGTTCGAATAAAACACGCCCTGCATGTAGTGCTTCTCGTAGAAAATGGCATCCGCTACGCTGCGGTCCACGGTGCGCCCGTGCTTGACCGAGAACGTCTTCGCATCTACAATCCAACCCGGCGTATCCCAATCGAGCAGGCCCTTCAACCGCAGCCCGGTATCGCTGTCGGTGGCTTGCAAGCACTTCTCTGGCTCGCCTTCCTTCAGCAATCGCCGCAATTCCGGCTCATCGGCCAACGCCACGGCCATGCCGGTCAATCGATGCCAGTCCTCGACTTTAAAACATTGCTTGCCAGCGTTAGCGGCCTCGTGACGCAATCGCAGCACGTCGAGGATGGGTGGAACCACCCGCTGCATTTGCAGCCACGCGATTAGATCGTCCTTGCGCTTGTTGACTGCGGCAGGTACAACCAAGCCGGCTTCTCGGCAATAATGCCGCATGTCGTCCATTGTGACCAACGCGTCGGGCGGGGGATCGAGTTCGCAGTAATACCGCGCGTCGAACTCCTTTGGCTGGAGAACGGCGCAGTGTAGCGCGGTTCCGAGGTCCATCGCCGGGGTTGACTCGCGCTGCCGGTTCGGGCGCACGTGGTTGTACCAGGCGGTCAGCGGGGACACGGCTAGATCCTTGAGCAGGCTGTAATTTACGGCGGGGATGGCATCGTACTCGGCGCGGGTCATCGGAAGTCTGCCTCGCTAAGTCCAAGATTGGCTAACGTATCGCGCTCCTGGGGCGGCTCATCCCCGTATTCGCAGCCTTCGCACAGCCGCCCACAGCCGGATTCAACCCAAATCTTGCAACCGCAAACTTCGCATGAGGCGTACGAGCCATTTTCGTCAGACCAATCAGACATTGTTTCCCCTCAACATTTCCAAAACCATGCGCCGCGTCTCAGCAGACGGTGGCGTCTTGCGCTTGTAGCCAGCGGCTTGGGAGTAACGCAGCCATCCGTCCTCGGGCAACCAGCCGGCCCGCTCGGGCGTCACGCCATCCGCCCGCATCATGTCCGCGATGGCAGAGGCTTTCTTCTCGCGTCCGAGGATCTCGAACTGGTTGGCCGCTTCGGGGCCGGTGAGGTTGCGCACGGGCTTTACCATTCCAGTCCTCCGGTGTTAACCGAGTCCGTCCCACGGGGGCGGTTAACGTCCCCCACCCAGCGGATGGCGCGCTCAAAGGCGAATACGAGCGCGACCCACAACAGCGCGCTGAATAATAGTGAAATGGCTAGATTACGCATCAATGTTTCCTTTCAATACCGCCCCTGCGTAAAAATGCTTCAAATTCTCAAACATCAGGGCAGCCGAATGCCTGCCTTTCAGGCAATTAAGTCCATAGCACGTGAGAACCACGTTGTCCAAATCGTAGCCACGAGAAGAGTCCACCCGATCTACGGACATCGCGCGCGGGTTGTTTTTGATGCCTCCCATCAATTCCATATCAACTCCCGTGTAGAAGCACTTGCCTTCCTGTTTCTTGTACAAATCCCGGATATCGGCGGATCTTATACTAGATCCGGCCTTGGTCAAATGGCTCAGGAGTTGCTGGATTCTGCCGGTCAATGGATTCCTCCATCGTCCCTTGCGGGTTCTCCATTCGGCAACGCTGGAGACGCGGCAACTATTGCACCAAGAGCTGATTTTGGTTTTGGATGATGACTTTCTCCCAAATCCCGTCAGTAGGCCCTTCCATTCATCGCATTTGGGGCAGAATTTCTCAGCCGATAACCCCTCTCCGCGAATCAGAGCGGCCCTTCTTCCGTGTTCGTAGTGGTACTTCACGGCTAATCGAATCCTCGGCAACCACAGTAATATCTGTCGAACTCAGCCGGCCCGCGAGGCGTGAAATCCGTGCAGGTCAGCCGATTGTTGCGCGCCATTACCTCAGGCGTGTGCGCCGGGACGGTGTATCCGCACTTGCAGCCTTCCGTCGCATGGCGCGATCCTTCGCCGCAGAACTCGAAGAACGCCAATGCCGTGGAGCTTGGCTCCGTGTTCTTGCAATACGAGCAGCGGGCGCGGCGGCCGGCGAGTTCGGGATTGTTCGGTTTTGTCGCCTCTTTTACTAATTCAGTCATTTCCCCTCCTCTAGTCGAACGATGTGAAGATTTCCAATCCACGAACTATGCGACGGCTTGGCGCTTTCTATCTGGTCTAGGGAATTGCGCTGTTGATCGGCAGTTTTCCAATCTAACCCGCTAGCCACGATTGTTTCCACCGTCTTGCCCGTTTCGCGATTGGTGCGAATTATCGAATAGGTCATTTCGCGCCTGCGGTTTCAGATTCGCGAATAGCTTCCTCGCAAATCGAGACGCACTTAGCCACAGATGCTCCTGCCGGGTATACTCAACGGCTCCAATCCGTAGGGTCGATGTAAACGACTGAACCGACCATCGCCACGGCCAGCAGGGCAAGCAGCAGGCAGTGGAGGGCGGCGAGGGTGAGTTTGCGGGGCATCAGCGCCGGACCTCAATCATCTCTGATCCCCATCACACCAAATCGTGGACATTGGCCCGAACTGTTCAATCGCGATCACCTTTTGCTCCTTTGGCTCCGGGTGCTTGCCATCCGCGTCGAGATGGAAGTTATCGACGCAGAGCACCGTTTCGCCGACTTCCGGAAGGGGAGAACCGAGCTTAACCTTCCATCCTGCGAGCGTTTTGGCCGTGACTGTTTTCATTTTTGCTGACTCCAATTTCAGCCCCCTTCGCAAAGGGGAAGAGGCGAGTTTTATTCTGCGTTCTTCGGCATCGTACGGCACGCGTCATCTTCGTCACGCTCGGCAGACAATGCGGCTTCACGCGCAAGGCTATTCGCGTCGGCGTGCTCAGGATTTGCGAAATATTCCCAGTTCTTCGCCGCTAAACGCTCCGACTCTGAGCCGCTAAACCATTCTCTGTCGCCGTCGCGGTAAATGGTTCCGTAGGGGGTCTTTGTCTCGATTGTCATCTTCTCTTCTCCTGCCGGATGGCTTCCGGCCAGCTGGTCCTAACCGTATCGTAAGTATAATTGCAGGAGTCAAACTGCTCTGGATGATCCCGGAGCAGGGCCTCCAAATAACGTACGGCACCTTGCAACTTGTGCAGAGCGGATCCTTTTGCGCAGTGGCTTCCGAGTGTAAAACCGTTCTCGCGGATGCGCGCATCCAGAATATCAATCGCGTCGAGGATGTCTTGTTCGTCCATGAGTCCATCATCTGCCTATATACACTGCCATACAAGACCGCCGATGAGGGGATTTACGATGCTACTTTGCGGGTATTGCGGTCTGGTACGGTACTACTACTCGCCGCGCCGTCCCGACGCTCACCACCGGCCCATCGACCCCGCGCACCCGCAACGCCCAACTCCAGAAATGCAGGTGATACCGCCGCGCCGCACAGTCCTCCATGCTCTCGAACATGCGGTATACCGACTGCGCCACCTCGGTGGTCACGATGTCGGGTAACTTACGCGCTAGGCGGCGGGCGGCCCCCTCGCGGCCGGGGGGCAGGGGATCCGATACGGGCGAATAGTGAACGTGGGCGGTTTCGGCGATGGACGGCTTGCCAAGCTCCTTAGCCATCTGCAACGCGGCGGCCTCGTGCAAGGTGCCCGAATACGAAAGGCACGGGCTGTCTCCACCAAACATGCTAGGCTCATAGGCTTTCCACCCCACGCATATCCCGGCCTTCAATGCATCCAGGCTCGCAATGCCGGCCGCTAAAGCCGCGGCGCGAATACCTGACCACCCCTTGCCGGCCAGCTGCCACCAGGCGATAACCTCTCCGTCACGAGGCACGTACCGCTCCGTCACCGGCCGCGGGTGGTATCCTGGCTTAGCGGCGGTCCGAACGATGGCCATGATAGGCGGATGGTTGCGTGGCTTCATTTAGCTGACCTCCAACGCCGCCGGCTTAAACACTGGCTTCCGCTCGCCGTGCCGCTGTACCATGGGATCACCTGGCATCTTGATAGCAACGTGCCATTCGCAGTCGTTATTCACAACAGCCACAATCTCTCCCAGAAGGAAAAACGTCGTGCACATCCCGTCTGAGATATGCTCGTCGGCCATGAAATAACTCGCCCACTTGTTGTTTTTCCATAGGGCCACCGGCATCGCTTGCAGGTGCGGATCTTCAATCTTCCGCAGTTCCCTCAACGCCATCATTACCGTGCCGCTTAAGTTCACAAAGGTCCGCTCCTTGCGTTGCAGCATCCATTCGTTAAATTCTTCCGTAATGTTCACCTTGATACTACGCTCCATGCTTTTCTACCCCTTCGCTGCGATGTCGGGGCCGAGCATTCGCTCTTCTGAAATTCGCTGCGCGTCTTCTACTGCAATTGAAGCTACTCCGGAAATACTCGACCGGATACGCACGGATTCCTCTTCCAGCCATTCAAATGACTCTTTAGAGATCCATATCACTACTCTCTTTCGTCCTTCACGGAAACTTTGTCTCATGCTTTAAGAGTCTGCCATGTTGTTCCATTATTGTCAATAACTTTTATTCACGAGGCGCTTGCGTGCCCTTAATGCGCCAATTATATGGCAGTTACGATGCCGTTAGTTGGCCAATTGGTTCCATAAAGATTCACGCAAGCTGGCGTGATAAAAAATGCCTCTGAGGACTACGGAGTCTCCGTTTCGACCGCCCGCGCCGTCCGCTTAACCCACGCTATATGCGCTGCCAGCGCATCCCTGCCAGGATTTAGTATCCTCCACGTTTTCACTATCATACGGCCAAACCTAGTTGGCACCGCGCTGTCGTCTCGATCCGTGCTGTAGATGTACGCCAATTGCTCCATCCGCCGCGCCACCTGGCCCATAGAGGCCACAGAAACGATCAATCCGGCCATTCCCATCATGTACTCGACCAATTCCCCCACGGTCGCTCCATCTTCAGCCTCAACTACACAGCACAGAAACGCAAACTCGAATGAACTCAATGGTATACCGTCAATGGAACTCTTGATACGCATGCCTCGTTAACCTCCATTGCCACTATACCACTGTTTCATACAAGATCTTCCTTTTTATAGTGTACTAGGAACTTAACCTATAATTATATCGTAAGTATATTTATAGGCTAACTATGGAGGATATACTATTTTCGAAGATATCGTATGAAACAGTGTGCGCGTCAAGTCTGCCACGTTCACGCCCCCAGCAACAATCTGCTACACTGCGAACGTGCCAAGCCTCGCGCAGCCGGTCGAAGGGATAATCAATCTGCCGCCGCAGGACCAATTGTTTTGCGCTCTCGTGGCCAGTGGATGGAACTACTCACAGGCAGCCGAAAAGGCAGGATGGGAAAAGACTTACGGATGGAATAAAATACAGGTCCCGGCAATCAGGGAATTCATAAAGGAACTTTCCTTGGCCGCTCCAGAAGAGGCCATTCGCATTGAACTTGGCGCAGACCTGACGATGATCCGCCGACGATTGATGCATGGCGACATCGACAGTGAGGAGCGCGCGTGTATCGACCTACGTATCAAAGCCGTCATGGCGTCGGCAAAGTTTCACGGGCTCATTGTCGATCGTAAGTCAGTAGACAAGCGTTCGCTCGATCTAACGGCAGTGACAGTGGAGATGCTGAGGCAGGAGTTAGGAAGGACGATTGACGCGCTTGACCCAGGATCGCGTGGAGCGATTGAGGAACGCGTCAAAGCCGTTGCCAGCAGGAGCCGGAAGGCTGTCGAGACAGTTACGGTTGAGGGTTAGGCTTGCGCCGCCCTCGCCCGCATGTTAGTAAGTCTGGTAACCGCCTCACTCGCCAGTAAGTCAATCTTAGACTTGAGATACCGAGCGCTGGCAGATACAGTTATCCGTTGATTGAGACATAACTCATTGGCGTGAGTTATGGGTGAGTCGATAGACGTGAGTGTCCAGCCTTCCCAGCGTCCGTCATCACGGCGGATGACAAGGCCGAACGGAGACGAGTAGTGCTCAGGCAGCTCGTCGTTCTCGGGATAGTGGGTCCATGGGATGGTCATTCGCCTGGCCTGTTATAGTCAAAGCGATTGCGCACGCAATCCTCCCAGAGTCCATCATCCTTCATCTGCTGGATACGCGCCGCCGCCACATGCGCAGCCCCCTTGGCGCGCTCCATCTCCTCCCGTCCTGGCCGGCACCAGTCGTCATCCCACGTGACCGGGAAGTCGCGCTCGCTGCGACTGGTGACATCGATGTCGAGGACCGATGTGCCGGCCCGCGGCGCGTTGAAGCGGCAATAGCCGATGCTATCGCTTGATGTAGCGCGCAACGGCGCATCGTCCCAATAGGGGCAGTCCTTGCAGGTGAGGCCAGGCATGTTGTCTCCTTAAGCGGCCTCGCCACTGTTTCCGCTGCTCCTGCGACGGGCGCTCCACCTTCCCAGTGGAAGCGTTTATCAGGGCTGGCGTGTGTAGGGCCGTATCTCAGTGTGGACCCGAACGCCGCGCCGGCGCAATACCCGCCGATGCGGGTATCCTTTGCAATGCAAACCTCTTTGCGTTTAGCTTCCGATAACGGCCATTATGTAAACTATTACGATGCGTTTGGCGTTGGGTTGAGCGATGTCTAAGCGTCAAGTGCAAGCAGGTGAACGATACACACATACGAAGTGTATATGGTTGGTGGCCAGCATGGTTTGGTCAGACGGCGACTCCGCGCGGGTGACGGGGACTCCGCAAGGCCCCCGTACCCCTCTTTTGAAAACGATAGCGGCGTCAGAGATCCCGGTAACGCCTCAACAATTCGGCCCAAAAAATTGGGGGCGAGTACGCCGGGGTTGGGGAGGAGGTGTGTAGTGCTGGCTGGGTATACGGCCAGGTTAGCGAGCGCCACGGGTGCGGCGGCTGGTAAATGGCGTCATGAGTTCTGCGGTGACCCGTCCCAGCCGTTCGCAGTCGGAGCAGTGGAGGTGGCGGCCACTGCGGGCATGTTTCAGGAGGTATTCGAGCTGTTCGACGAGGACCTCATCGGCCGGCGCGGCTGGGATGGTTTCAGGGTTGGCCGCGGTTGGCGGACCGTAAGGCACATCGTCCGGGATGCCGAGGATGGCGCGTACCTTGTCGAGGAAATCAGGAGAGGGGTTGCGTCCGTGCCTGAAGATATTCGCGGCGACAATTTCTAGGTCAGTGTCAATGGTAGGGTCTGGGTTGCGCGCCATGCCCGTAATATGGACCCATTCTCGGCGGTTGTAAATGGGCTGTTTACCTGAGATTGCACGGGGCGGCCTGCGTTGGGCGCGACTCAACGGCATCCCCCGGCATACCCCTAGAGGCATAGTACTATAGATTTCCATAAGAAATTAGGTACTATTGTTAGCGAGGAGGAAGCATGGCGCGTAAGGAGCGAGGCGAGAGGTATGTAGACGACGCACCGACGGTTAGTGGCGGCATGTTCGTAGACGACGATGCGCCGACGCAGGAGATGCCGGCGGTACCAGAGGGCGATGCGGCGGGCGAGTCGGCAGACGACGATGGTGGCTCGGGCGATAACCCGCCGACGATACCACCGGACACGGGAGAGTAATGCGCGACGTTGGCCGCAAAGGCAGGTGATGCGAAGTGTACCCACAGACAACGGTTCAATACCCTGGCAATATTATCGTCCAGCCGAATCTAGTCGAGGGTCCAGCGCCCCGGCGTGGCAAGGTAAAGCTGGATAGATAAGTCCACGTAAAAACACATGGCTGAGCACACCCCGGAAGCACAAAACTGGATAGCGGCTGCGGTTGCTGGCGCTTTCGGGGTTCTTGCCAATGTGGTGCAGTATTTTTTTCACCGCGGGCGATCGGAGGATGACGACCGGGACGGGATCAGCGATCAGATTAAGGCGCTCGACGCCGCCTCGCGCCACGCTCAAGACCGGATGGAAACGCTACATGATGAGATCAGTCGGCTGCGACGGGACTTTGAGAATTTCAGAACCGATGAGTTGAGGTGGCAGAGTAGTGTGGACGAGCGGATATTGCGTATTTGGCGCAGGATTCCAGCCGGGAGCGATGGAGACTGAGGTACAGCCATGCGCAACAGCAGGCGATGCAGGTTAGGCGGAATGCCGCTTGTGCGGCGTACCATGCAGTCGCCGGCATGAGCGAGATTACGACGTGGGCCAGGAGGACGGAGAATAGCAGGCCGGCGTTCCACCAGAACGGCTTCGGCCGTATTTGACTCCAACAGAAAACCGCGACCACTGCGATGCTCGCCGCCATCGCTATCCAGATTCCAGAACGGAAATAAGTTGTGATGTCGGGCCATTTGCCGAGGCCGACTAGGAGCGTAAGGGATACTCCAGTGGCTACGGCGCGCGCGGCGGTTCGTTTGCCCAGCGGGAGGCGGCCGGTGATGACGTGGCACGTTTCGATGCAGGCTGCGCATAACGCCAGGCAGAGGACGACGCGCGACGGCCACCAGACGTTGGATACCCAGGCATGGTCGGTTGGATCTCCGGTGAGCATCAAGATGGACTGGGCGCATTGGACAAACGCGGCGATTGAGAAGAGCGGGAACGGCCGGCGGTGGGTACGCAACGAGACGGCGAACAGGGCGGCCCAGCCGGATATGTAGAGTACTTGGAGGGCGCTAGTCATGTTCGTAGTCCGCACCAAGATAATACCGGTCGTTGCGCTCGTTGCGGGCAAGCTTACGTTCTAGTTCCTCGCACACTGCGTCTTCGTCTGACTCGCGCGTGATAATTTTTACCAGCATCGGCTTTATGCGCGCCAGTATGGGACCGTAATCCATACTCCGCATTGTACGCCAGTTCTGCACTTGCATCCTATGTGCGGCGGAGTACGTATCGGTTAAAGTAGTGCCTATGGAGTCTTTGCCGCCGAATACAACCGCTCAACAGGACTTGACAACCGCAGGGCAGCGACGCGTGAATCTGATTTGGGAGTACACCCAAGCGCTCATTGCTGTCGCGGTTGTCATCTCGACCATGTGGGCCAGCATGTGGATGGTTTTCACTAAAGACACGAGCCAGATACCGACGATTTTTAGTTTTGCGTTCGGGACTATTGTGGGTTTCTACTTTAGTAGGACTAATCACGCGGCCATCGGTGGCGTGGGGCAGAAACCACCGCAGGAGCCCTACATCGGGCGGTAGCCGACGCGGCGGTAATTCTGCACTTGCATAAGTACTGGGAACGTGGTACCGTGACCCCGTAAGGAGATCCTAAAAATTATGGCATTAGACCCAGCAGACCTCGATCAGGTCAAAAATCTCATTCAGAACTCGGTGACGGCGGCGATAGCGGCGGCCTGCCCGCGACCGGCCCAGGTAGCGCCTGTCTCGCGTAGCGCCGCCGAAGTGGGCAGCCCGGAATTCGCAGAAGACCGGACCCAAATCAATTCACTCAACAACAAGTGGATTTTCGAATCCGCGATGGATCGATATTGGTCGCGTTCGGCTCGTAGCGACGATCATTATGCCGATTTGCAATCGCGCAGCTTGGCTTCGCTCGACAACCTCCTGGAGATTGGCAAGAAGGTTTCGCAGAAGTTCTTCTCCAGCATTGACCTCAATGAGCGATCGCGGATGGGATTCGACTATACCACCACCTACGATCTTTCGAATCCTAACACGCTTGGGACTTCGGACGTAGTCCGTGGCGCAGTGGATCCGCAAAACCGGGCCATCGACAATGCTACCGCATCCCTGAGCAACATTCCTTCGATGGTACAGAGCGCCGTGGCGCAGGCATTCACCGACAATACCGTGTTCTCGGATGCGGTCAAGGGAGCCGTGGCCGATGCTATGAATGGCACGGTTCCCACTCTGGAAGCGGCCATCGGTGCGGCGGTCGCTGCGGCGCTGGCGAACACGCCGGTAAAACCTACGGCGGCCTAACGCCGCGCATCGACAAAGGAGAACGCATGTCATTCCTTTCCGTTCTGAAGTCCATCGGCCACGTCGTGAAAACCGGCGTGGCCGATACGGCGCCTTTCGAGGGGATCATCGGCGCGATCCCGGTGGCCGGTCCCGCCATCACCACCGTTCTCGGGGCTATCACTGCCGTAGAGGGACTTGTGCCGCAAGCCGGAACCGGTCCGGCGAAGAAGGCCGCAGTTACGACCGTGGTTAACGCAGCGAATCCCGGCATCGATCCGGCTGCGTTGAGTGCGGCCATCGACGCTATCGTGGCGGCGTTCAATCAGATCGCCACGGCGAGCGCAACGTTGAAACCAACTACTCCAGTGCCGGCTGCGTGAGGTAGGCTGGTAGTCTGGTGTGTGGATGTTGAATCGAATCAGAATACTGGAGGAACAGATGAGCGCAGTTTCAACGGAAATCTCAAATATCAAGGCAGCACTCGACAAGGTAGTGGCCGCTGTGGCCGCATTGCAAGCGGCCGCCGCTACCGATAACCTTTCACCGGCTACGCAGTCCGCTCTCGACGCGCTGCAAACGGAAACAGACACTTTGGCGACATCAGTCGCGCCGCCGGCTACGACTTAAAAGCCAGTTGTTTTGGAGAGGCCGGCCACCCGCGCCCGTGAGCATCGACATGGAGCGTGTGGCGGTCGGCCTATTTTTATGATCATCACCAAGATCCTCAAGCCGGAGAAGTTCAACGCCGAGACTTTTGCGCATCTCTGCTGGCCGGATTCGCCGCCGAGTCCGTTTATGATCGATGCGATGCAGAGAATTCTTGACGGATTGCTGGCAGAAGGCGTGATTGAGTGAAGCGAGCCCGTCCAGCGTTCCCATCGGAAGGCTATCCAGTTAAGAAAACTCCGGCTACGAAGCAGGTCCGGTGGAAAACGGAAACGTCGTCCATGCCGACTGAGATTTTAAACCGGGCATTGATTTGGGGATTACAGCAGGATCCGCCGATCCGGGGGAAGACGGAAGTGGTCATTGCGTTGATTGAAAGGGGATTGAAAGCATGATCGATCTTTTATTGGCCGTGTTGTCTTTCGTCGTCGGCGGCACAAACGATTGATGTGATATTCTGCACGCATGGGAATCGATAAACTAGATCCGACGTTGAAGTTGCTATTCGTTGGAATGGTGTTCTTCACTGCGATTCTGATATTTATCGAGTTTCGATTTCGTACCGATGCCCAAGTATTCCAGGTTGTGGCGAGCCTTGTGGCCGGTTTCTCTGGGGCGTTTTTCGGACGCATAAACCCGCATAATACGGCTACGCCAGGGACTACGGAAACCACGCTGACGACAACCAGAATACCGCCCGATCCTCCGCCCACTGTGCCGGGTAAATGACATGCCCTACACTCAGCAGCAAGTCCGATTATTCATGAGCGATGCGAGCCCGCTGAATGCTGTCGAGAAGGAGAAGGTTCGCGGGGAACTGCATGCTGACCCAAGCATGGGACACAAGAAGCCGGGACCCGAGGCGAACGACGAGAGCCGCAAGTTGTACGCGCGATACAAGAGCAGCCGCAAGGGATCGTAGTATAGTTTATTCCAGTGGCCGACTCGCCTCATGAACACTCCAGCACTCAGGTGCAGTTGCCGGACGACATCGCGGCGGCAATCAAGCGATTCCATATAAAGCCAGAACACCTAGGAGAAGAAGGCCGCGAGAAAGATCCCCATGTCACTGTGCGATACGGTCTGCACGCCGACGATCCGGATGTCGTTCGGGATAAATTAAAGGACGAGACGCGCGGAGAGGCTAGGCTTGGAAAAACCTCTCTTTTTCAAAACGATGACGCAGATGTTCTGAAGGTGGATGTAAATTCTCCGGATCTCCATCGGCTTCATGAAAAACTTGGTTCGCTACCACATACAGACACGCATCCGGATTATCATCCGCACGCGACCATCGCGTATCTGAGGCCTGGAACGGGACGCCATTACGAGGGCAAGGAAGTACCCGGCGCAACCGGAGAAACCGCGCCGATCCACTCCGTTAGGTTCTCATCCAAACACGGGGATAAGGCCGATATTCACCTGAGTCCAGCGGGCCGCTATCGTAGCTATAGAGCGGCGAAATAAAAATGCCCAAGCGCCCCCCCAGTAAATTCTCATCCGCCGAGGCCCTACGCGCCGCTGAGCAAATCACCCGCGCACTGGAGCTCAAGGCCGATGCGGAATACTGCGAACAAGACCTAAAATTCTTCCTCGAATGCGCATGGCCTTTTATCCAGCCAGGCGTACCGTTCCAAGACAACTGGCACATCTCCTGTCTTTGCGACCATTTGGAAGCTCTGACGCGCCGCGAAATTCGCCGGATGATTATCAACGTCCCGCCGCGGTCCTTAAAGTCCACCATCATCTCCGTGGCCTTCCCTGCGTGGCGATGGCTGACGGCACCACAGGAAAAATTCCTCGCTGCATCATATGGCCTGACGGTCGCACGCCGCGACTCCCGCCGTTGCCGAAACCTCATCGCATCGCAGTGGTTCCAAGCGCGATGGGGAAGCCGCTTCCAGCTTGCTGGCGATCAAAACGAAAAAGGCAGATTCGAGAACGATAAGGGCGGATTCCGCATTATCGCTTCGGTCGAAGGCGGCGTCTTGGGCGAGGGGGGAAGCGTCGTCCTGATTGACGATCCGAACGATTTGGAAAAGATGAACAAAGAGCCGGAAACGTACCCACAGTCCGTGCGTGAGTGGTATTCCGGTTCGATGTCGAGTCGCAATATTGACCCCAAAACTGACGTGCGATTGTGCGTCCAGCAGCGCGCATCGTATGGCGGAGATCTCACGGAATATCTGCTCGAACTTGGAGGATGGGAACAGGTCGTTATCCCGAACGAATGGGAAGGCGCGAAGACGATCGGGCCGCTAGGTTATGCGGACCCGCGGACAAAGCACGGCGAGCTCATGTTTCCCGCTCGACTGGGGCCAGAGGAAACGGATTTAATCAAGCGCGAACAGAAAACCCACTACGCCGGCCAGTATCAGCAAAAACCGACCGTGGGCGGCAAAAACGGGCTGCGCCGCGAGTGGTTCCGTTTCTACAATCCGCCAGGCATGGGCGTGACGGACATGGACGGTAAGGCCGTTCCTATACGCATGTCGCTTGGCGACGGGACGTTCGCCAACATAACCCCGGTCGAGTTACCGCCCGCATTCGAGCAGGTGGTGCAGAGTTGGGATATGACGTTTAAGGCCGCGGACGAGAACGACTTTGTGGCTGGCCATGCGTGGGGACGAATCGGAAGCAACAGTTATTTGTTGGAGCGTGACACTGAGCATCGAACGTTCGTTGAAACGCTGGCCGCTATGCGCCGCATGGCAGAGCGCGTTCCGTGTCCCGAAAAATTGGTCGAGGACAAGGCGAACGGCCCTGCTGTGATCGACACGCTAAAGAACGAGATCCCTGGCCTGATACCCGTCACACCATCCGGCGGTAAATGGTCCCGTGTTGCCGCGATCTCAGGCTACGTCGAGGCCGGGAACGTCCATCTTCCCAATCCAGACCTGTTTCCGTGGGTCTGGGATTTGCTGGCCGAGTTCGCCGCAGGGCAGGCCGCGAAGCACGATGACGATACCGACGCCATGTCTCAGGCCCTGAAGCGCCTCTACGATGCTAGTGCCCGCGCCGGCGTCCCTGAGTTCCGCATCGCGCCGCGGCTGGGAGAGCCGCAGAACGCGGTGCATATCAGCCGCGATCGTGTGCCTGTCGATTGCCGCCGCTTCGTTGCCGCGATTCCTGGCCGCGCCGCTATTTGGGTTGCGGAGTTGCGCTCGGGTGCCTTGCGCGTCACCGCGGAGTTAAATTTGGAGAAACTGGATGCGCTAGTCGCCGGCCGCGAGATCGCGCGCCGCATCCTGCCGGATATTTTGGCGCGGGTGGTTCCGATAACCGGCCGACGCCCAGGCTATGAGATTTTTCTGCCGAAGCGCGCCTTCGCCCCGATGGAGGCCGTCGGGTCATGGGCGGAAATGATGGAGATGGCGCTTTTGGCGTTCGAGCCTGAGGAAGGAGACTGGGATGGTCGCAACCGCAGCCGCGCCGCTCTCCAGTCGTCCCGCATTCGCACGGATATGGTCGAGGAAGAGGAAGGGGCAGCCCTGGACCGGCTCCGCGGGCTGCTAGCATTCCAACCGCCTGATTTCCGGTCACTGCCATACGATCGAGAGAAAGCGTTGAGGCTAGCAGAAGAGGACCTCGGAGAATATCACCGCTACTTGGGAATGGTCGAGGGCCGTGTCGTCGGCGAGTGGCCGAAAATCAAGATCCATCCGTCATGTACTGGCCTGATAGCGGATCTCGGAGCTTTTCGTAAGGACGTGCCCCCCGCGCCGTTCGTGGAGGCCCTATTGCTGGCCGTTTGCGCGCCCAGGACCGTTCCAGATGCGCCGGATATCCGCGAGACCGCATGGCCGCAGACAGGGCGTACTGCGGCGCGCGGTGCTACACTGTTGGCGAGGAAGTTCGCGAGGCGATGAGCATATTATTGGACCCACAGGTAATTGAGATGCTTCAGCGGCGCGTGGCGGATAAACTCGTGAAATCCATCGAGGCTGTTACGCAACTCGTGCGGGTTGCCTGCGATGGCAAGAAAAATATCCATGGCCACGATGCGAATGCCGTTTGAGGTGAAATAGATGGGTTCTCCCTCATATTGGGGTAAGTTAGTAAATTTCGAAGCGGCCCTACGCAAGCCTGGGATGGTTGCATTTGGGCTATTCAACCCGGCCGACAACCTCAATTTCATCGCCACGTTTCCCACCGGACCCACTCAGTTTTCTCAATCAACAGTGTCGTTCTCTTCTTCTGCGGTCATAGACACATCGACTGCGGACGTGATTACGATTCTCCTCACGGCCCCCGTCACCAGCATGGTGTTGAATTACGGTGGCGGATCTCTCATACCAACTGGGCAGCGGTTTTGGTTGCGGATCGTGGAGGATTCGACCGGCGGATGGTCGTGTGCTTTGCCATCGAATCTAAACGTTGACCAGTCCTATGCAATCGACATTGGCGCGAACCGGATAAATATCCTGCCGATGCGATGGAACTCTGTCAACTGGGAATTTTTCGAGGAACCGTTCTCGATTCGGGTTTAGAGCACCAGCCATCCGGCTCCATCCCAACGAAGCGAAATAGAAGCGTTTTGTACCGCAGCCTTGGCGGTGTAAATGTTCCCGCCGGTAGTGACACCGCCAGGGCTTCCATTTGTGAATTGCAGTATGATAACGCGACCCGTCCAACCGCCAAGTATCGTGGCAATAGCTGTCGTGCCCGTCACAGTGTAGTACGGGTAGTAGCTCAGGGAAATCGAGGTCGCCGCGACTATAGTTTCAGGTACGTTATCCACGCCGTCGTTATTTAGCATGGTAACGAGCGACCATCCAGACGGGATGATGGAGGAATTCATCGCGGCCGTTTCGTTCTGGGTGAAATCGTTCCCGCTTATCACCGAATTGGCTAAGGCTCCAAGGGCAGAAACGGCATATTTTTGATGGCCCCCTCCTAAAGTGTTCCCCACCACAGATCCCACAAGGTGAAACCCGCTCGTTCCATTCGCTAATTTTATGCCCGCTAGGCCCGCACTGTTGCTTCGGTTCCCGTCCGAAACGCTACATCCATTAAAATTAAGATTTTTCATAACAGCGCCTGGGTTCAAGACCTGCACGTTCTCTACTGCCGATCCGGCGATCAACATGCCGGTAAATGAAATCTCATCTATCGCCGTCGCCGTAGGATCAAAATAAACCGCGGGTCCCAAGCCGATCGTGCTCCCGTCCGATTGGTTGTGAATATGGCCGCCCGTAAAACGCACATTGTTTATAGGGAAGGCTGCGCCGGTGAACACGACTCCCAGATCGCGGACCGTATCAACCTGAATACCATTGACTTTAACGTTTGCAATGTAATTTCCGGACGGGCTGAAGGAAATCCCGGAATCAGCAGAAACGTTAGTGTTATCAATAAACAATCCATCTACCGAAAGGATGCGTATGCCATTCAACATCACGTTCGGGTTACTCGTAGGCGCCCCCACAAACTGACTATTCGAAACGAAAATGTTGTCGCATAAATTTTCCAAGGAGAGTCCCGCTGCGGCCTTAAACGTCATGTCGGTGTTGACACAGGAAACGTCGTTTAGGCTGCTACTCACCGCCCCTACGAGGCGCACGCCGAATTGTCCGTTGAAAATGGCGACGTGATCCATTGAAATCTGGCCTGGGCCGATATAGACTCCAGCACCGGACGTTGTGCCGCCCGTGCTTTGCGATATCCCTAGATTTTGCATAGTCCAGGAAGCTCCCGCATCGTTGTGGAACAGATCCCCGCTAATATAATCCGTTGCCCTAGAAACCAGCAGCGTAACGTTTCCCAGCCCGGTAAACGTGGTCCGGTCCGAACTTGAACTGGCATAAATCCCTTGGTGGAATTGGACTGCAGCCATGAATTGTACGATGCCTTTATTGCCCGCCGTCACAACAGCTTGGTGTGCCTCGGCCCCGCCGCCGGTTGCCGATTCCAGCTTCCATCCCGCGCTGTGGTTGTTGGCTGGGGTAAATGTGAGTGTTCCTGATATTCCGCCGGCTACGGCAGTTCCGCCTGAAATGAGTATTGCTTCGGCCGCGCCGCTTCCGGCTGGAATGTAGAGATAATGGCTTACGTCGTTTCCATTAACGCCAAGAGGGCACGGCATCGACGGAGAAAAAGTAATGGTCGCCAAGACCCCGCCGGTCAATGTACCGCCAGGCGAAATAGCCGGGAAATCATATTGCCGAGTATCCAGTAGGGGCTTATCGCGAATTTCAGAAACCCAATCGATCATTTTTGGTATATACCTTGGACTGATTTTAACGGAAAATGCTAAGATTAGCGCACGGGAGGGTATGCCGTGGCAAAAATGCCGCCGCCTGGCGGGGATGGACATGGGGTGGCGATTATCATCGGAGCGCCGAAGGACGGCAGCGGCGGCAAGATGCCTCCGCCAGGATCGGATGCGCCGCAATCGGGCGGGAAGGCCAGTTTAGAGGAGGCCCATGTTATTCCTGCCGATAAGCACTGCATCGATTGCGAAAATTACTCGCCGGATACGGGAGATTGTTCGAAAGTGGTCGGCACGCATGATCCAGATGACGCGTGTTATGACTTCTTCGAGCCCGTGGCGGATGACGAGTCGTCTGAGCAGCCCGATGCGGACGATCAGCCTCCGATGGCGCAGGGTGCCGGCAACGGCGGTCAATGAACCTCTGGCGATGGCTCCGACAATCCGACCGTATCGACGCCTTGACGGAGGCGATAGAAATCCAGGTTCGCGAATCGCAAGAACGTGACCGCGAACGCGAGCAACTGGAGTCTGACTTGAGCCGTGAGCGCGCGGGTCGCATCTCTGCCGAAACGCTATCGGTCGAGCGCCGCGCCGAAGTCGAACGTCTGATAGATGAATTGAAAGGCGTTCGTTCGGAGTTAAACGGGATCGTGACGGAACGACTAAAAAGTCTCGACTCGCTCAACGTCAAGCTAATGGCCGAACGCGCAGAGGAAAAACCGCCCGACATGGCGCAGTACAAGAAATCCTTGGAGGACATGGGCATAAACGCCGTGCGCCAGATGCGGAAGATCCACCATGGAATGGACGCGGCGATTTTGACCAAGATGCATCCTCGCTTCGCCAAAGCCGCAGGTGCGCCGATGAACGAGTCGATGGCGGAGCACGCGGCGGCAGACTAACCCATGGAGATCCTCGGTCCTACTGCGCCCGCGCCGTCCAAGCAAGAGCTAATCGCCAAGCTCTCCAAGCCCATCGCCCGCGTGATCTCTTCGGAGATGGCCGATGAGTGTGACGTGGATAGAATTTGGATCCTGCGCAAAATCCACAAGAACCTGCTTTACTACCGGGATCTCGCCTACTTCGCGCCAGCGCTCTACCAAGGGCTCATCGATGCCACGGGCGTAGACGGATCCGTGCTGCCCGATTCCTCTTGGCAGGGAAACGGCGTTTACGACTATACACAAAATATTTATCGCGGCTATTGTCGCAAACTTGAGGCCGTCCTCGGCACGCGCATCCCGAACGCGATAGCCGTACCGAACGATCCGAGTGACGAGAAAGACATTCAGGCCGCCCGAGCCGCGAACAACGCCGCTTTGTACATCCGCGAGCAGTGCGACCTTCAAGTGCAGGTTCTCTGGCTAGTTTTCTCGCTCTACAATTTCGGCACTTCGTTCTGGTCGATTGAATGGGTTGAGGATGGTGATAAATATGGCTGGAAGGACGTTCCGCAGTTAGCCGAGGAACAGACCGCTATCGGCGGCGGCACAGCTTGCCCGCAGTGTGGCGCTACGGGTGATGGGGACTCTTGCCCTGAGTGCGGTGGGGATCTATCTCAAGGATCATATCAGCCGGCGGCCGATGTCAGCGTGCCGGGGGACTTGCCGCCCAAGCGGATGCCGAAGGGGAACCTTGAGATCGACATTCTCGACGCTAGCGAGGTTAGCGTTCCGCTCGATGCCGACGGGCGCAAGGGCGTCAACGATTGCCTCTGGATTCGGCGCGAGTTCGAGCAGCCGAAGGCGAAACTGCTTCAGAAATACGGCGATGCGCTCCGAAATGCGATCAAAGATGGCGATAACGCCTTCGAAGATCAGTCTGCTTCGTTGCAGTATGGCGAAAGCGTCCGCAGCGCGATGGCATCGCCGATCGGCGTCGTTCGTCCCAAGCGGGAAAACCGATGGGGCGTGATTACCGAGGATTGGACGACGGCGCAATATGAACTGCTCGACGACAAGCAAATACGCCAACTCGCGGCGGAGAATTTCCCTGACGGCGTACGCATAACGGCCATCAAAGGCCACGTCATGGATCTTGAGGCCCGCAAGCCGATAGATCACTGGCAGGAGTGCCAGCCTGAACCCACAAAGCGCATCATGTGCGAGCCTCTCGGAGACGACTGGGTTATTACGCAGGATATTCTCAACAATATCCTCAACCAGTGCAACGAGACTATCGAGCGGTCGAACGATCCCCGATTTGCCGATCCGACGCGCGTTGACCTCGATGCGTGGCAGAGGCGCCGCGACAATCCGGGAGATTTGATTCCCGCAGTACGGCCGCCTGGCGGAACGCTGAACGATTTAATTTCGGCGCAAACGACCGTCACATTTTCCGAGCAGATTCCTCCGTTCCGCCAGCAAGTTGAGGAAACCAGCCGCGAGACGTCCGGCTTGCTCGATATTATTTGGGGCGGCGATACGACGGACCCGACGGCGCGGCAGAGCGAGTTAAAAACTAACGCCGCCATCCGCCAGTTGTCTGTGATATGGGTTTGCATCGGAAAATCGCTGGAGCGCGTGTATGAGAAAGGCTGCAAGCTTTTAAGCGAGAACCAAGACGGTGTGCTTCAATTCTCGAAGCAAAAGGCTAACGAGTACGGGAAATTCGATTCTGTCACGGTCGCCATCGAGGATCTCAAGGGCGGAAACTTCCACTTCGAAGCAGACGAAGCGATCCCCATGACGTGGGGTCAGCAACGCGACTTGCTGATGTGGATGCTCGACAAGCCGGCAGAAATCCTGAAGGCGTGGGGATTGGATGATCCGTTAAATATTCACGAGTTTAAGGAACTGCTTGGCATGCCCGGCATGAAGGTTCCGCATCTCGATGCTCGTGACAAGGGCATGGATATCATCGGAAAGTTGCTTAAGGATAAGCCGCAACCTGGGCCGGTGGACCCGCAGAGTGGGCAGCCAGGGCCACCACAGTCCAGCATTCAACCCGACTGGGAAGACGACAACAAATTCATGTCGGATCTGGTGAAGTCCTACCTGACGACAAATTTCGAGTTGAAGGACGTTAATCCAGACGGATACGATAATCTGCAACTTTACGGGAAGGCGCAAGAGAAACTCGCCAACGTCCCGCCGCCGAAGCCGCCAGTCAAGGCCAGCGTTGCGGTATCGCTGAAGGGTAGTGATCTAGGGGATAATGCGGTTACGCAGGCGCTTCAGAACACAGGTATTGAACCGCCAGGCGTTCAAGCGGCGGCGCAGGCTCCGTTGCCGAAGCCGGGGCAGATGCCGCCGCCAGTTATGCCGCAAGCGCCGGGAGTACAATAATCGGCATGATACTCCCCGCTGAAAAATTCTGGAAAGCCGTAAAGCTGGGCCAAAAATGGCTGGAAGATCCAAAGACGGAGGTCTTGTACGCGCACGAGAACGGGGCCGTTATTCGCCGTGATGGCGTCACGCTTTCGGTTCGCAAAGATCCGCCAATGGCTGAGATTAAATTCGATGCGCCTGCTTAAAACCATCGCCGCGAAAATCCTCTTCGCCCTAGCGTCTAACCCGGCGCTTGGCGGCGCATCGACGGACCCGGAGCGCGTGCTGCCGTCGATGGTGCATGATACCGGCGATACGTTCCTCGCCGAGATGGGTGTCACGGAGGCCGCAGCGCATCGGCCCGAATATCACGCGCGCTACGCTGGCCCGCGGATGGAAATGTCGGAGCAGTTAAAGGCGATGACGGGGCGCAAGTTGGCTAACGGATGCCTCACGGCGCGGGCGGAGACGGAACGGTTTATTGCTCAGCGGACGCGATGAGCAACTCCTCCAACCGACGCCGATTAACCAATCCGGATAAAGTGTTACCCTTGGCGTCCGTCGCGTGCCGAGGATTATTAATCGTATCCATCCCGCTCAGCACCTTCTGAAGCGCTCCGGCCCCACAGTTGTATCCAAATGACACATAGGCCGTGGCGGAAAGCAGCGGCATACCGGCTACCATCGTGAACAGGTGCGCGGAATCCTCAGCGAACCATTGCTGCGCCTGATCGATGGTGCAGGTCATGCCCTCGGTGACGCCCTTCGTGTGGCCTATGCCGATGGTCCAAATGCCTCCTGAGTCGCGGTAGGCGGTGAGCCGACACCCCTCAGCGAGGGCGATAATCGATGGCGCAAGTTCCTGAACGGTGACGTCGGGCATTTCTCCATTGTTGCATTTTCCACAAATACGTAATATCATCCCAATCAGATGGCAGGAGTATCCGTAGGACTAGGCGATGTAGGAGCAGGCGCATCGGGTGCGCCTCCGCTCGGCGGCGCAGATGCCGAGATGGGCGCACTTCTAGGCGAGGGCTTTGACCTCGCTGGAGGAGATGCGCCCGATACGGGCGACGAAGCCGCGCCCGCTGGCGAGGCCGGAAACGACTCTGCGCCGCCTTACGAAGCGCCAGCCGAGACACCGGGCGGTGAAGCGCCCGTAGCCACTGCGCCCGGTTCCGAGGCTCCCGCTCCCGACGTCCCGTGGAAGCTCGCTCCCGATGGGCAGTCGTACCTGATGCCCAAGGGGGATCTTGCGCGCGTTCAGGCCGCGCAGAAATTCCACGAATCCGTAGGCCAAATTTTCGCCAATCCGATGGAAGCCCAGAACGCCGCCGTTCAGGCGAGCGACATGCGGCAGATGTTCAATGATTGGCAATTCGGGCAACCGGAAGCACTGCGTAGCGTGATGGCCCACTTGGCTGGCACGAACCATACGGACCCGACAACGCGCGCTGCCTATCAGCGCTCGTTCACGCAAATGGCGCAGATGGCTCCGGATATGCTGCGGCAGATTAACCCGCAGGCGTATACGCAGTTGGTTTCCTCGATGGGTAAGTCGTTGACTGCGCAGATGTACGAAAAAGCGGCGCAGACGCAAAACCCTCAGGATTTGATGGACGCTCAATCGATGGATTGGGCTCTTACGGGGCAGTATCAGAAGGAATTGCCGAAGGCGGACCCAGCGGCACGCGAACGCGCGGAGTTCGAGCGGCAACGAAACGAGTTTAACGAGCGACAAAAAGCAGCCATTAATCGGGAAGTTGACGATTTCAGCCATAATCCTCAGCACGGGTTTGAGATTGGCCCGAATGGAAAAGTTGGCAAACTTGACCAGCGAGTGGACGCCGCATTCGCGAGTACTACCGGCGGAGATCTCGCCAAGTTCAAGGCCAAATATGGCGATGTCGCTTATGCGGACATGAAGGACGGAATCAAACGGGAGGTTGCTACGGCTCTGCGCCAGACCGACTGGTGGACTGAGCATACGCAAACGTATCAGCAACTACTGGCCGATTATCGTCTAATGCGCAGCCAAAATATGCCGGTGCATACTTTGCAGCCCCGCGTCCAATCCTACATCAACGATTTTCTTTCGCGCGCATCCCGCGTGCTGCCCGCCATTGCGCAAAAGCGCATCAACGCCACCACTCAGGCCCGTCTTGGCCGTTCCGCTTCCGCGCCTAAACCCGCCGCAGAGAACCGCCCAGCGCCAGCCCCGAATAATGGCCAGCCGCCAGCCCGCTTGACGAGCGATCAATGGGACAAAAGGCTTGCGGAGGCAATGCGAGTTTGATTCGTTGACGGTGATTCCTTCCCATCGACGTGCTACCCGCTAGGCCCATCCAAGCTCTAGTCCACCCTTAAATCTAACCCTGAAGGGGGACTCATGAGCATTACTGCTCAGACAGCGAACGTAATTCCAGCGATGTTGGAGCAGGTTCGCCCGAAACTCAGTTATTTTCTCGCGCAGAAGCAGTCCAAGTTCGCCAATCTTTTCAATAAGCAGGCGGAAAAGCATCAGGTCTCCGCGTTCACCGATGCGGCGTCTGGCGGATCTCCGACGTACACCGCCGGCGGTCCCGTCCTCGCTTGGCGCGTTCCCGTCCTCCTGAACATCGGCGGCGACTACCAAGCGATCTCACTGGACGGCGGCGATCTCGGAACCGGCAGCATGATGAACTCGGCCTTCATGGCCTTCGGGACGTTCGAAAACGATCTCGGGTTCAACCTGCCTTTGCGCGCTATTTACGGCAGCAAGGACGCGAAGCAGGCCATCACCAACGCTCTCCAATTCACGCTCGGCAAGGCGATCTCGGAAATGGCGCTCTACAACGAGATTGGCCTCTTCCAGGATTCGACCGGAACGCTTGCCCAAGCGAATGGGACCGGATCCCCCGTTATCTCGGGTGGCAAGGTTACCTACAACCTGGAGTCCACTTTTGCCTATAACCGTATCCGCGGCAATAACCAGCTTGTAGACATCTACGACACGAACAACCTGCTTCAGTTCGTTGGCGCGCGTGTCAGTAACATCAATTTCGCGTCGAATACGATCACGCTATCCGGCGTCTCGACGTACACGCCGGCGAATACGGATCAGATCATGTTTCCCAACATGGGACTCGGCGCGGCGCGTACCACTTACACTGCGGCCGCCGGATCATGGCGGAACGGGATCTATACGTTCAACACGTCCTCGACGTCTGGCTCTCTCGGCGGACTGTCCTATTCCACGGCGTATGAAATGGCCACGCCGGCCGTCAACGGGCAATCAGGCTTTTATACCCCGTCGCTGCTTTACAGCGGCAAGAGCCAACTCATCCAGCGGCGCGACGAGGAAGCCTACATGGGCGTAATCGGCGTCTGCCATCCCGCGCAGCGCGTCTCCTGGTACCTCCAAGGAATCACGATCTCCAATTGGTTCCGCGGCCCATCGGACAAGATGATCGACATCGCTCCGAAGGGAACAGACTACGGCGATACCTTCATGGCCGGCGACGTGACCCACTACGTCAGCCGTTACGCGGGGAAGGCGCGCGTTGACTGGCTCGGGCCTTCGAATTTCGGATGGACGCAACTTGCGGACATCGATTTCGTGCAAACCCCCGAAGGACAGCGTATCTTCATGGGCCGATCGGCCAGCACCGGAAATCCACAGGCCGGCTTCCAGTTCTATATCGTCAACACGCGCCAACTTTACAGCGTAGACCCCGGATGCGCGGTGATCTACTACTCGCTCGTGATCCCAACGGGGCAATAGGAGGAGAAAAATGCAAAGAGTATTCGCAACGACTGTACCTCTTGCCGCATCGGCGGTTCTTACCGGACCGTGGACGTCTCTCGCCACCTTCTCTGTTGCTCAACCTTTACCTATGGCTGCGTCTGGAGGGGGTGGAGTGGGCGGCCAGCCGACGCTTTCCGGTTCGGTATTTTCTAACCAAGCGGGGAGCGTAGTCCTGCAACAGACGGACAATCCCAACAACACAAACCTAACCAAAGTCTTGAGCACGACTGCGGTTGTCGCCAGCACATTGCTGACGATTACGCCCGTTAACCCCACTGCGCTTTACTGGCGCGTCGTGTATACGAACGGGAGCACGATTCAGACGACATTCGAGTTGTATATCGACTTGATAACGTAGGAACACGCGGGGCCGCCATAAACGGCCCCGCGTTATACTCTGACAAGATGCTGAAATTAGTCATACTCGCTCTGCTGGCCGGGCCGATGTTCGGCCAAAACGGTCAGATGGTCAATCAGGTCAGCGGCTCCCCGCCGAATTCCGTCGTTCAGCAGTTGCAGTATTCCGGATCGACGCTGGAGGCGGTTTGTTATGGGCCAGCGCTCAACCCGCTTACGACATTCTATAAATCCAGCAGCACCCTGACGAATATCGCCGTATCCACCGGCACTGCCACAATCACGTTCTCCAGCACCTCATACCTCTGGCAAGGGGCTCAAATTACGGTAGCCGGGTCGGCGACGACGGCGCTCAACGGTTCGTACCGGGTGACGGCTGTTTCCGGATCGACCGCCACGTTTACCACGGCGGCGGTAGACGGAACGTATACCGATGCTGGACTGACCGTATCCACTACCGCTCCGCTCCTGAACGCCAAAGTGTGGGCGATCCAAATTCTCGTCTACAGTGGGGCGAATTTGATTAACACGTATTGGGCCGGGGTGCCATCGGTCACGCCCGCCAATGGGTTGATTTGTTCGAATTGGGCGAGTTACTGATGAAGGCATCGATTGTCCGACTCCTGCTCCGCGTGCTCAATAGCCAGTGGCTGAATCCCTCTCCGTGCCAATACGGATTCATCGGCAACGTTGATGCATTCAGTTATTCCAGCCTAGCCAGCGAAGAGAAACAAAAACCTGGCATTACGGTTAAGGAAGTTCTCCATCAAGCCGATCTGTTTCGTTCATGCCCGATTGGCAGAGGAGTTCAGGTACTCGAAAACGAGGAATGGAGAGACGCGAACGTTTGGGATCTCCACGAGTTGAAAAACATGGGTAACCGATAAATGGATACCCTGTTGCTCCACAACCTAAACCAACTCCTTGGCCGCGAACTGGGGCGCCACGGGGATCGATCCATTTTCGCGTGGAAACATTCGGACGAGTTATTCTGGCCTGCTTTCCAGGCCGGCGAGACGACGCGGGAAAAGCGGGAACTCAAGATCCCCATCATCGGCGGTGGCGAAGAGACATGTGTCGAGGAACTCGTTGTTCCCGTCTACCGCAAAGACCGGCAAGTCCGCAACTCGGCGTGGTACGTCACGAAGCTCCTGACGCCAACGGAGCTTATCTGGGGATGGATCGGGAAGCACGGCGATCCAGTGCCGGATGGCCGCGCGCCGCGCGATGAAGAACTCATCGGCATTTGGAATGCGCGATTCCCTGGCGCAGATTTCCCATCTCGCGGATGGCGCGTGCCGACCGACGCCTGCTTGCCGCGATTCGAGGGCGGCCCGCGAGAGCCAAATTTGGCCGATACCGAGGACTTCATCGCCTGCATTCGCGAGCAAACGCGGCTATCATTCTCGCTGCGGCTGGATGACATGCTCCAGTACGAGGACAGGAAGTCAGATGAGCAACGGCGCGAGATCGAGGCCGCCGTGCGGGATTCGTTCCCCGCATTTCTCAACCCGGCCATCGGCAAGCGCAGCAATTTTGTTTCGTTTCCGTGGAGTAGGAAGGACAGGTTAAACTAAGCCGTATGATGCAAGCAAACCAGCAGATCAACGAACCGACCCTAACAGGTGCGGTTCAGCAGATTCACGATCACATCGCACTTGCGGAGCAACGATTAGCGATACTGCGCGGTCATTTTTGGGGCGAAGGGGAAAGCGGAAGCAATCGCCCTATGCCTACAACCCTCCGTGGCATGATCGATGACATCGGCACTCGGCTAGCGTCTCTGTGCGGTGATCTGGCAACGATAAATCAGCGTGTCGGATGCACGCCGGAGCCGAATATGTCATTGCCTACGTCACTTGGACTCGCGCAAGGAATTGTCAGCGGCTCCTCTAACGCAACGCAGAACTGGCAACCCCAGAGGTAACCATGGCTCAATACATCCCCGACGTCAGATTCATCGCCTCGATCTACCCCGGCGTCCTGCCGACGATTCGCCGTCACTACGGCCCCAGCCGCCAGAGCGAGGGCGTTGGCGCGCAGCGATCGACGGCGTTCACCCTCCAGCCCGTCGCGCGCGGCAAGAAGCCGTTCGTGCTGCCGCTCTACGACTCGTTCGAGAACGTGCTCGATATCGTTTCGCTATCCAGCATGGGAAACAAGGCAGAAAAGCCGCGCCTGCCCAAGCCCGTGCCGGTGGAAACCATCGTGGCCGATCTGCTGAAGGAGTGGACGGGTGGATTGTTCAACGTGCCACAGGGTGCCATGCCGGGAGTCATTGAGATTCGACCCATGAAGGTCGAACTGGAAAAGTGGGAAAAATCCGGCACGCTTCCCGGCGCTACGGTGTCCGAACTTGACCAGATGGAGACGCAGCAGACTTTGTATTTCGAGTACCTGTTCACCGAAGGCGAGCGACTGCACAAGCAGAACAACTGGAAGGAAATAACCGACACGATGCGGACGGCCGCAGAGTGGCTGGGCCATGAGCGAGAATGGAGCCATCGCGCCATCGCGCGTGACAGTGGCCCATGCCCGTGGTGCCAAGCCATCGTTCCCAATATCGCCATCGTCTGCAATACGTGTGGCCGCCAGGTGCGCGAGACGCCGCCGCATTTGGCGCACCTTGAGAAGCCCAGTGCGGCGCTAAGGCCATAACATGCTCTGTCCAAACTGCGATGGAATGCTGAACGCGACGGGATGCCAAGCTTGCGGCTGGAAGTTCGGAGATCCGCACGTGCGGGATGAACGGGTATTCCCGTTCAACGCGCGGGCGCAATACCCGGAGGGGGTTGCCAAGGGTATCGTCCGGTTTGCCAATCGGGCGGATACTCCAGACGTCCCGCACGAGGAGGCCAGGGAGGCTGCTACCGTTCCCGTCGTATCTGCGGCTCCGGACCCGGCCTTAAGCGCGCCAGACCCAACGGCGGGTGTTCCTGCCACCGCCAAGCCAAAACCACGTAGCAAGGGCGACGTGACAATCCAGTGAACCGTTAAATGACATGGCCGAATGTACAGTCTCCAATGTCTTCGATGACGTTCGGTCCCTGCTTTCTGACACCCAGATAGCAGGCGGGGAAATTTTCACCAATAATTACCTGCTGACTGGGTATGCAACTGGCGGCGTCATCGGCAGTGGTTCTCTTCTCGGGGAACCCTACCGCACGATGTACAGCAAGCTGACCGGCGGCAGCAAGCGCGTCCAGCCCACGGCCTACGTCGTTCTGCCGCCGAACACCACCGTCCTGATCCCGACCACGTACAATATCGTGGATTTCTCCGAACCGGAAATGATTGAGGAATGCGCCGCGACGTCCTCAATCCCGATCGCCACCACGGACACGTCCACGCCCATTAATGTGACCACCGTGGCTCCGCATGGCCTTGGCGCGACTGGCAGCATGAATGAGGGCCAGGTGTCTGGCGTGGCGAATACGGCGGCTCCGTGGGGGAATTGGTTTGCTACCGTCACGAGTCCTACGACTTTCTCTTTGAACGGCAGCGCTTCAGACGGGATCGCAGGCACCGGAGGCGCTTTTTACCCGGCCAGTAACCAGCCGTTCACGGAGGTTTTCCCATGCGACTTCGCGGCCGCCTTGGATGGATTCCCGCAGTCCACGCTGGGGAATTACCTCTGGGCCAATGGCCGTCTGACTTTCCGCGGTGCCACCGGACCAGTTCTGCTACGGCTGACGTATTACGCTTCCGGAACGGCCCCGACGAATCCCAACTATGTAATTTGGATCGACAATGCGCGGGACTTTCTGGCGCACGCCACGGCGTGCAATGCGGCGCGTTCGAAGCAGTGGTGGAGCATGTTCGAGCGACTCCGAGACAAGGCTTACGGAGATCCATCGCACCCGGAAGAATTGAGCCTGCTGGATTTGTTCTGGCAGAGTCAGGTAATGGCAGATCAACGCGGGCCATCGAGACGGCAAAGACCATTCAGGGATCGGAGATATAAATGGGGAAGCTATTTACTGGGCTGATATTTTCGCTCTTAACCGTGGCCAGCGCCGGGGCGCAGTGTACCCCTGGATTTGATCCTCTTCTCGGCAAGATCACCTGCCCGCCGGCCGGGGCTCGCGTCTCCAATGCATTCGCAAGCTCGACGGCCGCAGTCACGACGCTGACGGTGGCCGTGAGTCCGCCCGCCGCATCACTTGCGGCAATCACAACCGCTTGCTTCACGGGAACTACCACACTCACCCCATTCACGGCTTACACGATCGATTCCGCCAGCACAACATCAAGCGTTATTTTTGACTTCGCCTCCACTGCAAATATCCGATGTACGGTAAATGCGACGGGAGCAGGCCCAGCCGGAACGCCTGGCTCAGCCGGACCACAGGGTCCAGCCGGTCCCGGCCTCGTAATCGACATGGCCAGCCAGGCTGGAATAGACAGCACGGGAGCCACGGACTCCGCGGCCGGCGCGCGCGCGGTGGTGGCTGGGCTCGGCTCTACCCCTGCGCAATTGTATTGGCGCACTGGAACCTACAAGTTCTCAACCTGTGGAGCCACGACAGAATCAGCAGTACGCATAAGTTCCGCATTAAGCATGCGCGGCGACGGGCCAGCGAACACCATTTTTACGGACGTAACGTCTCCGACCTGTGGCGCCCTGTTCGGGTTCTTCTGGAATCCAGGGACGGCACCGGTCGACGATTATTCGTGGGAGCAAAACACGGGCTATGCGCTTACGGCCTCGACGCTCGCTATCGGCGCGTCATCCATCACGCTGAGCACGCCGTCGCAGGCTTCCAATTTCCCCACGGTTGGAGCGTTCGTCTATGTCCGAGGATCGAGCATCGGAACGGGGATGTATCACGGCGAACTAAACAAAGTCGCCATTGCGGGAAACACCGGCACGGGCGTGGTGGGGCTGCTGTGGCCGTTATCGTCTGATTTCACGGGCGACACCAGCCCGCAGTTGAATGTTGTGACGAACGCCGAAGTTGTCCAGAATATCTCGATTCAGGGCATAGGGTGGCAGCATCACGGGAGCTCTTTCGTGATGGCGCAGCAGTTGAATATCGACATTTTCAACAACAATTTCACGTTTGTAGGCACGGGTTGCTCAATCGAGACGGCGCAGACCAACTCGATGCGTGGCGTCCACTATCACGACAACGTAGTTGTGAACCCATGCCAAACGGGCGTCGATGCAGCCCGTAATCCAACAGCGTGGCTAATCGAGAAGAACACTATTACGGCGCAGGTAAATGTTGCCGAGGCGGGAGCGGACGTGGGCGTTGTGGATAATGACGTGGCGTGCATTATCAATTTGCCGTGCATCCAAACCACGATCACAGGTACGCGGATCGCACTAAACAAGGTGCGCTACACCTACACTGGCAGTGGGGTGGCGTTCGCGATTGGCGATAACAATGGCGGCGGGGCCGGGGCAATCAACACCACGGTGACCGGCAACACGATCACGGCGGCCAATGCTCCAGGTGGAAGCGTCAACGTGCCGGGCATCCTCCTTACCCAGCCTACGACCGTTGCGCACGACAACAACATCAACTCGGATTCGACCTGCATTGTCGTAGACGGCTTCGGTATGCAGGTGGCTCAAAATCTATGCAACCTCACCAACAATCTCGGTTTCGGCGGCATGTTGGTCGAGAGCCCCGGTTCACATGCGGTCCTCATTAACGGGTTCACGATGACGGCCTCGGCGGGCGTGACGCCGCCATCCTGCATTTGGATCGCGAATAATGGCGCGCAGACGGCCGGCACGCAGGCGTCTTTTGACCACGTAAAATGCGTTGCGTCCTCGAACGGGTTTAATATCATCAACGGCACGAACGATAAGCCAATCATCGGGCCTTCGGTATTCACGGGCAGCACGCAAATTCAGCCCACGGCTGTTACTGCGACCGTGAATGGTGCGGTGACGGCTCCCGGTTCGCCTGTGGGTAATTGCTATAAAGACAATTTCACATGGGGGCCGTGCGGGAGCGGAGGTAGCGGCAACGCAAGTGCCTATAGTGGTTCATTTTCGAGTTGCACTTCCTGTTCTATCACTCATAATCTAGGCACGCTTTACCCGCAATGCACCATATACGACTCTAACGGATGTGGAATTGGATCGACCGGTACGGGACCGGGAGTTGGCGGTAGCTGCGTGGCCACTACGTTGACAAGCTTTCAAGGACTCACGACGAGCGTTTGGAATTTCCTCTTATCCTCGGCCACAAGCGGCCATGTGACGTGTAGCGCGGTATCGGCGGGCAGTGCGCTGTCTTGGGCGGCCCTAACCAACAGCCAATGGACGGGTTTAACAAACGGTCAATGGACCGGAATGACGAATTGAGGATTACATGAAAAGACTACTTTTACTCGTACTGCTGTCGTCTATACCGGCCTTTGGTCAGTGTATAGGTTCGGCATGGACCACATCAGCAAGCGGCTCAACTACAGCGCAAGGTGAAATCAACCAGAAACCCGCGTTCCAATCCTGCCCAGGAACACCCGCGTCCAATTCTCTGGCCTGCACTGTGGGACACGATATAGGAATCAATTCCTCGAACGGGGACTTTTACACCTGCTCAGTAACGGGAACTCCAGGGACATGGGTAAAGATCGGTCCCGGCGCGGGTGGATCGGGATGCGTACCGTCTGGGTCGGCGGGTGACCTTCTCGTTGACAGCGGTTCAGGAACTTGTAACTCGTCAGCGGATTTTGTTTACACCACGCATACGATAGCCGGAGGTGCATCGGGCATCTTGGACCTACACCTAATGGGAACGAGTGCGTTCAAGGTTCCTGGGGGATTCACGACTGGCGTGTTGCACGTTACAACCTCGACCGGCGCAACGGCTGGTGGCCTAGTTAGCCTCACTGCGGACGTTACAGGTGTGCTACCAGCGGCCAATGTCGCAGCGGCATTATCGAGCACCACGAGCGTTAACGGAACGACTATTCCGTCCAGTGCCACTCTTGCCCAGGCAGTAGCTAGTGGTTCTTCCACATTGGGCACGAGCGCCATTTCTTCTGGTGCCTGTGCGACTGTAGTAACGACAACAGCAACAGGTGCAGCAACAAGTGGTCTTGGTAGTAGGATCACGGCTACTCCTAGTGTTGACCCAACTGGAGTAACGGGCTACGGCCCATCCGCTTCAGGATCTCTATACGTTTGGGTTTATCCCACAGCCAACAATGTGAACTTTAAGGTCTGCAACAACACATCAGGGTCCATCACGCCGTCAGCCTTGACCATGAACTGGATCGTCCAATGAAGATGCTATTTTTTATAGCCGCTCTCACTATAAATGCTAGTGCTCAGATACCAGTTGGGGGCGTCACTGCGGCGGGAGGCATTATAAACCCCTTCATTGTTTCCAGCACGGCGAACGCCGCATCAACCGCTCCAGCGGTGACAACCGGAATGAATACCACTGGAGCAACACTTCTAACCTTAGCTATTTCAAGTTTTTCAAATGACCCAGATGGAAGCGCCAGCATTGTAGATGCTGTAGGCGGGAACGCAGCTTGTAATAATGTTGGTGGTGGACCGCCAGCCTGGACGCCATTTGGTACTAGTTACGCAAGCGGATCTAACGTAATAACAAATTTGTTCTATTGCACCCCTGCTCACACGGGTGCGGGTCATACCGTCACGGTAACTGGGCTACAGTTTCCAGCGGTTGTGTTCACAGCCTGGAACATAAAAACAACTCTGGATGTGGTTAATGGGGCAGGAAGCTCAGGCAGCGTCACGACGCTATCATCCGGCAGTAGCGGCTCTCCCGCAGGGTCGGGAGAGCTATTTATCACCGGCTACGGTTCCAACGGCACATCCACAGGCGCGCTGAGCGTTAATTCTGGTTGGACGATTCCGACTAATGGCACAATCTTTAACGGAGCCAACGGGAACACCAGTTTGAACACCGGGATAGCTTGGCAGATTGGCGGCGCGGGCGCTCTTACCGGGACTTGGACTGACACGGGCAACAGCACCACGATGACCGCCTTTGTGGTGGCATTTAAATAACTATGCGAACTCTATCTCTACTACTGATCCTTGCTGGCGCGGCGCAGGCACAATTGACGGTCACTCGCGTTTACTGGGAATCGGGAACCAACCCAAGCCCCGACTTCAACCAGTGGACGAATATGAGTTTTGACCCGTTCATTGGCAAAACAATCCTGCATACAAACAACGAAGTCGTACAGAGCGGCTTCCCACAAAACATCTTCTCTGATTCACTGTTTACTTGGGACGGCGGGACGCACGGCACCATCCCTGATGTATCTGCTCTAGTGATAAAGAGCTTTCTTGGTGGCGCTGACCAACCATGTGGTTCAGTGATAAACAATTACCCCCGCCGCCACCATCCCGAAATTACCCAAATGGTTGACACCAAGCGGCATCTATTTATAGATGGTCCCGGCCCTTGCACCAGCACCTCTGGAAGCTGGAGCGGCCTGCCAATTAATGGCTGGTGGTGGACTGACACCTCTACATTGACGACGTGGGGGCAGTTATCGGAGACTGCCTCTTCAACTCCAGTTACACTGCCTCTATCTGCCGGAAATCAATCCTTTACCGTTGCCAGTTGCGGACCAGCCCAGGTAGGAGGAATCACCGGAGCGCAATCAGTCTCGACCGGAGCATGGATAACCGGGAACCTCACCTCTTGTTCCGGAACCACCCTAATAATCAATGTGCTGTTCAGCGGCGGTACTGGCACATTCTCTGATTGGAATATCACCTTAAGTAATGACTGGAGTCAATCTGCCACTTATGACAGCACCGATGACGCCATATTTTCCACCGACCGCGAAGGCAACACAGTCTCAGTAACTCGCGTTTACTGTACTACGATGCCGGTCGGCGGCGGAACTCCAAGCGGTGTCCTTTCTGCTCAACAAACCGCACGGGGAGTTTGCACAGTCCCTGACCAATGGGTAATTCTTAATACCAATACCCCCCCGGACGGAATGGCTCTGGCTGCTTTTCGGTACGATGCGACCACTGACTTGCTTGTATTCTACGGTGGGTTCAGTAGCCAAAATCCCAGTGGAGAAATGACTGAAACATGGGTGCTTTCTCCGTCCTCATGTGCAACGACCTGTAACTGGGTTAAGCCAGCGACCGCTAACTCTCCGGCGACTCAGCCTAGCACTCAATGCTGGCAACCGCCTAGCGCATCCTGTACCCCTGCTGGTCTAATTGGATTCGCGGGTGATGTCGCGAATGGAACATTTTATTACTTCCGGCCCGACGTAACGTCAGAACTGTGGGCCTTGAATCTCACAACCCTAACCTGGACTAAGATGAGTTTAACTGGCTACAATGCGCCAAATCCAATCTATATGGCGTATGACTCACTCCACCAAAAGCTAATCTCGTACGGTAACTGGGGTAGTCCGGCTCTCGACCTTGTAGAGATTCAGCTACCGACGACCGCTTCGGGCCAGTTTAGAACTCTTGGGACATGGGACGGGACGAACATAAAGTGGCTGGAGGTAGCTGGCGAAATCTCGTCACTGAGCGCGGGTGCGACCGGAACGGTGACGCTCACGGGTCCAGGAATCAGCATACCCATCAGCGTGCAGGAGGCGATCTATCCCGGAGGGCCGACTGCGGGGATCGCGAGAACGAATGAACCGTTCCGTCAGGGAATCCCGATTCCGTTATCGGCGGGGTTGACCAGTACGAGCGGACTTAGTCTGAGCAACACTAACGTAGTCTCGAATTCCAACATGGCCGTGGATAACGGCACCAACATCACCGTGGCGACCGGCGCTTGCACGTTCACGTTGGTTAAGGCCCATCACAACGGCCTGGATACCGTGGTATGCGGATCGACCACCGTGGTCTCCACCGGCACCGCAGTAGGCTTTGCGCTGACCGGCCCGCTCCCCACGGCTACCTACCCCGGCAATGCGACGTGCTCGCCGCAGTCGGGCGGATCGACCTGTGCTACTCTCTACACAAGCGCTCACGACCCTAATTCTACGTGCTCCATCGAGGTCAACGGGCCGCTCTATGCAGACATTCTCTGCACGGGCGTTCACGGCGACGGCTCGGGACACACTTATATGGGATGGACGGCCCGCTATTATTTCTGGGCCGGGGAAAGCTACGTAAAGGTCACGCAGAGCCTGCGCAATGCCTTTTACGACGGCACGAATAACGATTTCACTACCGCATTCAAAGGGTTCAAAAGCTTCGAATTTCGCACAACCCCGGCAATCTCAGGCACTCTGAGCTATCAAGTAGCCGTGGATTCGGCGTCCTGCACTAGCGGCGTGTGCTCCGGAACCATGACCACGAGCGACACCGTGACCGTTTACCAAGCGCAAAACACGTCCTCTATATCCCAGTGGGGCGACTGCTCGACCGCGTGCCTAAACCTCTACACGCCTGACGTAGGGTATGCCGCAAAAAAGAACGGCACCACGCTGGCGTCTGATACCACCGGGAATGTCTTCGTTGGCGGTTGGGCAGACATCGCCAACGGATCGGGTGTGGGTGTCCAGATCGGCGTGTATCAGGGGGCGGGATATTTCCCCAAGTCCTGGGAGTTCGACAGTGGAACTGACGTTCGCATTGGGTTGTGGCCCTCGGAGAGTAGCCAGAACTACTACCTTGGATACCCACAGTACGACACGCAGGACATCTACCTGAACTTTCACACGTCGGCACTGTCCAATCCCACGCAGAGCTTCCAGAAGCTACAGACTTACCTACTCGCCCGCGCTCCTATCTCACAGTACAACACTGCTGGCGTCTTCCCCTACCCTCTCGTTCCGGCCGCAACCCAAGACATCTACTACAATACTGTAGGGCCAGCCTCGAATCCAACAATCGCGGCCACTCAGTTCTGTCTAAATGTCTCTACTGGCTGCATTGCGGACTACGCTCCATTTGCCTACCGTAATTACGGTTGGGCTGGTGGAACTGGAACCAATCAAGTAGAGTTCCGCTGGAGCGATCTCCAAAACTTCTTGATTCGCGGTTATACGGGACGCTGGCTTAACTCATCACACTTTTACCGAATGGAGCAGGAAAAAACATGGCCTAGGGCAGATGGTACAGCGCTCGGCGGTCCAAGTAACTTTACTTGGCGCTCAGAACCTATTGGAAGTATGAACACGGTTGATCCAGCAGGCGGTACGCCAAACGGGTTCATTTCGGACAATAGTACTTTATTTTTTACCAACTACTTCCAACAAGATGGCCAGCACACTCACTTGTGGGGCATCAACGACTACTATATGATGACCGGCGATGAGACGATGCATGATGCGATCCTTGACGGTTACTTAAACGTATTCCTGGACACGCGGACTTATATTTCGGGTACGACATACACTAGTGGATTCTCGAATACCCAAAGTTCCCGATCGATCGGCAGCACGATGACGGCTGGAACAGCCCTATACCAACTGCTAGCCGACACAGGCAACTCCAACTCCTCATCCGTGTTGAGCTACCTCGACACGCTTTACACCAACACCGTCCTACCGACATTCTGCACTACCGCTCTATGTAATATAAACGTTCCGCCCAGTGTCGGTATAAGTCTCCAGAGAGGATTCCCGTGGGGCGGTAGCGGACTTGATAATCAATGTACGGGAGGATCTCAACTACCGGCGCAACACTTCTTTTTCCCGACTACCCTAGCAGAGGGCGTCTGGCGATACCGCGCAGCGAAAGGATCTTCGTGGAGTGGCTACACTACCGCTCTCGATTACATCGATGGCATAACCAACTTCCAGCTTCATGAATTCGTAATTAATGACGGTTCAGGAATCTGGAGCAATGGTTCATTAGGGTTCCAGTTCCCGACTAATGGGTGGCGTTACGACATACAACTTACGGTCCCTAATAACTGTGGCAGTGGCGAGTACAATCCGAATCCCGGCCTAGAGGGGATGTGGAATACTTGGTACTACCACTCGCAGATTTATGGAGCACTACCCACAGTCCAACTCCAGAATGTAGCTTATGCATTTGATCAAAACCAGAGCGGTGGAGTTCCAACTAACCCCGGCGGCGGCACGTCAGATTGGGGTATGTATCAAGCGGCTAACGTGATAAATCTGATAGAGAATCCGCCAGTTGGCACCCTTCAGGATCTAACGATCACTAGTTTCGTAGATCACGGGGGAGGTTCCTACACCATCGGCTGGACAACACCCACAAGCACAACCGCGCTCAGAGCTAAATGGGGTCTGACTCAAATCGTAGATTGGATTGGATTCGATAATTTCAATGGCGTATACATTGGCAACCCGACGACAACCCAAAACTGGTTCGCCTCAACCGAAGTGCCAAGTATGCCGTCTCCATCTGCCGGATCGCAGACGGTGACTGTTTCGACTGGACAGACAGGCCTGACCGCACCGAATTTTATGGTACGGGCAATGACTTCAGGCTCTCTTCCTCCGAGTACGGGGATCAAGATGCCTACGGCGATTAGATAGGTCGAACAATCCACTAATGGCTTACTTTCCAGGCGACGTAAACGAATTCGAAATCCAGCAATTCCAGGGGTCTGCTCAAGCCAGCGACCCATATTCTCTCGACCAGAATCATGGCCTTTATTCTCAAAACATTGACTTCATAGTGAGCCCTAGCGGACTCGTTCAGGCCACCCCGCGGCGCGGAACCTCGCAGATAGTCCAGATCCCGAGTGGAGATCACGCGGTCACGAGTCTTGCGCCGTGGTATTTCAACAACGGAGGCGTTCAGGACTGCTACGCGGTGTATTATGCTCCTTCGGTTGGAGCGAAAGCGTGGAGCCAGCAAGCAGCCAACTTCGTCTCTTTGGTGCCGGTGACCGGAGCCAAATCCCTGTCTTTCGTCCCTGACGGCGTCCGCGGATATTTCGCGTTCTGCGATGCGTCCGGCCGCGTGGGGACTACGAGCGGATACGTCTACGGCCTATCATATGCGGCCGCCGATCAATTGTTCGGCCCTCCGGTGCAGTCCACCGTGGTGACTATTGTCGTAGATACCACGCACGGTAGCGGAGTCGTCACCGCCGGCAATCACCGGCTGGGCATCGTGTTCACAACACGCTCGGGATACACGGGGGCTTTGAGTTTGGTAGATTCCAATGGCGTATTTGCGCCGATCACGGCAATGGCTCCGGATGGGGTTCACGAATGGGGCATCCTCGTGACCTTCGTATCAGTGCCAGCCTACCTCAGCGGAGGGACATTCCAGATTGTCCTGACGAGCAGTTCGAATCCGGCTGAATATTATTTGGTGCCAGGCGCAATCGGAAACGTGCCAGCCTCGCCCAGTTTTGTGGAGGTCATCGTCAGCATCACCGATGGGGATCTGGTTACCGGGACAAACGTAACGGAAAACCAAAATCTGCTTACGGCTTCGCAGTCTGGGGCGCCTCCGTTTCTCCCGTCCGCCATTTTTGCCTATTCCTCAAGGCTCGGGTACGTCGCGATCGATTCCGCTGGCTTCCCGGTGGTCTACATCTCAGACCAGAACGACTATCAGTATTTGACGGCTGGATTCCACGCGATCTATCTGGAGGGCCGCCAGATCCCTATCCAGGGCGTTTCCATCGACACCACGCTATTTATTGCCACGCTTTCGGGTCTGTATTCCTGTTCCGACAACGGCGGCCAGCCGGTCACGTGGACGCCTCCGGGGCGCGTTGACGGGTCCGTCGGAGTGCTTGCGCCATCGTGCATTTTGTCGAATAACGGAAGGATCCTGCTGGCCTCTGAGAAGGGGTTGTTTTCCTATACAAATGGGAATTTCCCAACAATCCCCCTCTCGTATTGGCAGGCTCCTGATTGGAACCGCATTAACTGGAATGCGCCCACGCAGGTTCAGGTGGTTGACGATGCGCTGGACCGCATCATTCGCGTTATTGCGCCGCTCAAGGTTTTGGTCACGTCGGCGAGCAATACTAACCCCATAACGGTAATAACAGGCGTGCTGGTGAACGGGCAGGTTGTGGCGGAACCGCATTTCCTGACGACTGGCATGAGCGTGACCATCGTTGGCGTTGGTGGCAACACGGCGGCAAACACCGCGGCAGTGGTGACGGTTACCGGACCGAGCACGTTCACGATCCCGGTGGCGGGCAATGGAGCATACACCAGCGGAGGCGTCGTGACGCCAAATGAGCCCACGGCCGAGATGGCGTGGAATTATTCCGACGGGGAAACGCCAGGGATGCCGTATTCGATAAACGGCTTCTCAGCGTTCAGAAGGACGGCGGTAGGGGTGATCCGCAATATCGCCACTGGATACGATGAGGTATGGTACGGGCCGGGTGCGAGTAATCCTGGCGGCATCGTGCGGCGGGTTTTGCCTACGGACGCGCTGATCCATCGCGACGTGGATATGTCGGGCAACCCCACGGCTATCGTGTCTTTGTTGGAGACGGGCATCTGTCCGGGGGCCGCGGACTTAAACGCCACGCTTCATGACTACGCAGGCGCGCATTTCCGCGTTTATGGGTCCGGGGCGTTGGTGCTGACGGCGTTCGGGCTAGACCATGCGGTGAGCGTGACACCGGCTGCTTCGCCACTGACGTTGGCCAGTAAGCCGGGAACGGAGGTTTTAGTTAAGTGGAGTTTACGGTCGGAGCAGCAGACTATTTTGCTGGCGATGAGCACCGTGGACGCTTTTTATATACTGTCGTTAATCAGGGAGTACTGGTCGGATTCGCTGGGGATACGGTAGGTGGCGGCGTTTTCTGGGCAAGTCCCCTCAGATTACTCCCAGATGCTTCCGATTCGGTTCGGACTCCGCGCATTCACGCTGAACGCCGCCACCTTCATTTGAGAGTATAATCCATTTTCGCTGGGAATACGGTAGGATGGATTTATGCAAATGCAGTTTTTCTGCTTAGATCGAGAGTTGGCAGAAAAGGCCAGGATAAGGATAAACCCCATGCAATCCCTAGAAGACTACGAGCGCGAGCGCGAAGCCGCGCAGCTGCCAGTAATAACCAACACAACCGGAATCTCCTGCCCAGAGTGCGGCGAGGAACTGGTCAGCGAGCCTGTGTTGTTCACTCGTATCCCTCCCATGCAACGCGTCACCTGTCCGGTGTGCGGGTTCTCCAAGGTGGTGCGGGCGTGAGCATTGCGGTAGGGCTGCGTTCGATATTTCGGGCGTCCCTGAAAGATCGTAACTACATCGCAAAACGCATACTGCGAAAAAATCCAACGGCGCATGTTGCGTTTCTGAGAAACACGCGCCGGGTCCGAAAGATCCTTACTGCTGTCGGGGCCGATTACTAGTCGATGCCCATCTCCTCCCCCTCCTCGCCCACAATAATTCCCGCAGGCCAATCCTCTGCCGGGACCGTCAAATTAGCCGCAACGAAGCTTACCAAGGGCGGTGGCGAAGATGCGGAACTGTGGTCAACGGCAGGCGGGGCCGTTGCCAACCTGCAACGCCAACTTGACGCCGTAACGCGCGCCCTTCAGCAACCGGTTCCAATCCCTAACCCTCTCCAGATAACTGCGCCTGATGGCTCTCTCATTGCCCAGATTGGATCCATCGTTGACCCCACCACGAACACCGGATATTCCGGCATCTGGGGGAATAACCTGTACGTTGGTGGCCTCGGGCCTTCCACAAGCCCGTTCTTCGCGACGAACGCCGGTCAGGTAGTAGTCGGCCAAAACGGACAGGTTGACATTCTCGACCCCTACGGCAACGTTGGCGCGTGGCTGGGGACGCAGGTTGAGGCGCCGCGCAATATTACGGGCGCAGTTGCGGACGGCAGTGGGCAGGTCAAACTGACGGTGACGGCCCATCCCTACCGTAACGGCGATTGGGTCAACGTGCCTACCGCTCCCGGAGGCGTGACGGGCGCAGTGGGCCAGTGGGTCATTGGCTCTGTGGCGGCGAATGTTTTTTCGTTACTGGGATCGACTTTTGGCGGAACATACACCAGCGGCGGGACCGTGGTACGGTTTTTCCCAGGCGGGGCATTCTCCACGATCGCAGTTGCGGCGGGACAGCGAATAACGAACGTTGTAGACAACGGGCTGGGTGTTTGCCGCGTGACCATCACGGGTCACAGGTACTCGACCGGATTTGATGTCACCACAACCAACGTTGTGGGCGTACCCGGCGCGAACGGAACGTTTCTCATCACCGTGATTGACGCCAACACGTTTGATCTTATCGGGTCAAAATTCTCCGGCGCATACGTTTCTGGCGGCATCTCGATCAACTGGCCCACGGCTAAACTGCTGGCACAGGGCGACGGGTCGCTGTTAATCACCGATGCCACCATATCCCTGACGGGTACGGGTGGTTCCATCGTCATCGATCCTTCTGGTCCGTCCATAATTCTTACCGATACAAGCACCGGGAGTACCCTCTCGCTGGATGCGATCGGGCCAAAAATTACTGCGACGGATGCAACGAACGGTGACACCATCATTCTCGACGCCTCAGTTCCATCCTTCGTCGCTACGGATGCCGTTAGCGGGGATTTCGCTAGCTTGGGTCCGGGACAGGTTGCCGTCGTATCTCCAGGGTTCGGCTCAAATGTGGTTGGAACGACCGGGTTTGATGTCATTAATTCGACCACTCTCGGAAGCGTCTTGGTTGGGCAGTTTGGCCTCGATTCTTCCGTCACGGGGAACGGGTTTTTAAATGTTAAATCGTCAGCAGGAACGGCCAGCGTTGTAGTGAACGCAGGGATAACGAATATCCTGACGGTGACAGGTGGCGATGTCAACGTGGCAACGCCTAACGTATACCGCCGCGGCGGAGTGGCCGGATTGACCGTGAGCCGCTTTATGGTGGCAAGCGTGACGTCGGTATCCAATGGGGTGGTAGGAACGCCAGGTGTCGGTCAGTCAAACGCGACCGTCGTTACCGGCGTCACCCTCACGGCATCCGGGTTCAGCGGCGGCATCCTGACGTCGTAGAATTAATCATGAGCCGTCCAAAGCGGCCAGTAGTACTGGACGATCTCGACAGTTTTATATTCGACAAGCATACGACGCGCGTTTGGTGTGCCATATGGCAGCGCAGAATAAGCCGTGATCCAGAGCCAAAATCGTTAATCCCGTCTTCGTGGCCGATCCTGGAAGAGTGGATGACGATTCACTGTCCACTGACGCCACGCAGGCTCAGCGATCAGGCTAGGGCCGCAGCCAGTGCCACGATGCGAGAAACCAACCTGCGCCGATGGTCGAAGCGCATAATTGACTTAATGGCAGAGCAGGCGCAAACTGGGAGCGTATGACGCAACCGTTAATCTCGCTTCTGATCGCGATATTGATCTTCGGCACGATCGCTTGGGTGATGTGGATCATATGCGTTAAGTTCTTCCCGGAGTTCCCGCCGGCGCGGTGGATTTGCGGCGTTGTTCTCCTGATCATTTTGCTGCTCTATATCAGCGGACAGCTTGGCAGTGGGCCGGCGTTAGGGCCGTTACATCGGTGACAATAAATATTATGGAAGACTGGTGGATTATTGCTCTGATCGGCCTTGTGTTGGTGATCGCGGCGGTGTATGCCGGGGTTTTGGGAGGGAGATGGGCCACGGGTCAAAAACTATGGAGAAAATAGCGCTCGACCCCGAAGGCGGCATTGAACTCCAGGTTTTCCTCGCGACGTGTGACGGGTATGTTGCGGGGATGAAGGCCGGCATCGAGGCTGCAAAGCAGATCCGCATTGACCAGATCGTTAAGGCGCATCGGGCGAAGTCTACCGTGGTAGAAACTCCCACGGTAGAACCCGGAGACGCTCCCGGACTCGAACCGGGGACCTGATGACCGCGTGCGCTTTCCCTGCGACCAACCGCTCTAGCCAGCTGAGCTACGCGTCTCCATCCATAGTATAATCCACCCAGGAGGAAATACGTTTATGGCTCCAGGAATGCCGCCCGGAGGTCAACCACCCCAAGGTGTAATGTCTCCAATGCAGTCTCAAATGGCGCGCTATCGGCGCGGCGGAGGCGGAATGCCGCCACAGGGGGCGATGCCGCCCGGAGGCCCGCAGATGGCAGGTGGCCCGCAGATGCCCAGTGGAGGACCGGTAGGGATGGCAGGACCGCAACCCGGCGCGCCGCAGAATAACATGCAGCCGCGCATGCCTCCGCCGTGGCAACAGCAACCACAGGGACAGCCTCCGGGTGGAATGCCGCAACCGGGTGGCGCACCCAGTCCCGCGCAACGTCAACAGATGGCGGGGCCGCAGAGGCCGACGGGAGCGGCTTCGATGCAACCGCAACAGCCGGGGCAGAGCGCGTACTGAGGATAATTTTATGAAGTTTTTCGCCGACAATTCAGATTATCGTTTAAATCGCCGCGCGTCTCTCATTGCGATGGCATCTGCCGTCACGGCCACTTCTGCGGCTGCGGGAGTTCCAGCTACGCGGGAAACGGTTACGCCTCCAGTTTCCAGAATGTGCCAACTGGGGCTGCATTGGGGACCTGACAGCGATAACGTGATTGGGTCATTCGATGCGCAACACTGGGCTGCTGCATTCTTGGACACATTGCGCAAGAACCCGGATATCATCATTGACCACGAACTGATGCATGTTTGGTTCGCCAATGCCCTGATGCGTGGTTATGATGAGCACGCTGGAATGCAGCAAAGGAAGAGGCCGCGGCCAACAATCGAGGAATTGGAAAAAATCCTCAGCGAGCCAGACAAAGAAATAGTCGTTCTCGGTAATGGGGAAGTGCGTGCCGCAATCCCTCCGATCAAAACGGGTGCGTAAATGGGCGGCTACGTCTCTCCCCTCCCCACACAAGTCTCGCAAGACCCGAACAACCCGAGCGCTATTAATCCGTACGCAACTTACGGGTACCCTGGTGCGTACGGTGGATTTCTCCCCAGTGACAATCAGTATGGTGGGGAGCCGATGCAAGACATCTACACCGGTAACGCCAACCAAATATCGGACACGGGCTCGGCAATCGCGGCGCAAGGGGCGAACGAACTAAACTACTACGGGCCGCTTCAACAGCAATACACCGGGGCCGAAGACCAAGCGCTCAACAACCTCCAGCAGACTCCCGGCTTTACGCCCGATCAGGCATCGCAGATCAACACCGATTACTCGCAGTACAACACCACTCCCGACCAATATTCCCAGGAAGCAGGCGACCCGAACGCTCCCGTAAACACCCTCAACGCAGGCGTCTCCGATGAAGGCGCGATGCTCAATCAGTATCAGGCCAATCTCGGCGGAGAGGTTGGGCAATACGGTCAGGATCTCAGTGGTGCTGTGTCGCAATTTGGGACTGGAGCGGACGCGGCCCTGTCTGGGGCCGGAACGGGCGTAGGTGGCGCGGTGTCTGGTTTGCAGTCTGGACTCGCGTCGGCGCAGGGTGCGTTTGACCCGCTCAATACCGCCGTCAATAACAAGGCGCTCGGATTCGATCCCAACAGCACTGAGCAGCAACTCACACCTCAACAGCAACAGGCGATGGTCACCGCAGCCGGGACGACAGTAGGCAATCAGTTCCAGACAGCGGAGGATACCTTAGAGCGCCAAGCGGCCGCGCAGGGCAACACATCGCCCGCCGCACTTGCTGCACTTCGTCAGCAACTTGTCACGCAAGAGGCGGCAACGGCCGGCGACACGATGACACAGGCCAGCATCGCAGCGGAACAGGCTGGATTCCAGCAGGCATCATCGATAGAGCAGCAGCGCGAGGGTGCCGTTCAAGCGCAGACCGGATTGCAGGCCACGGCAGCTACCACGGAGGAAGCCGCAGCGCAGGCTGCCGCCGGCCTTGGCGGTCAAGCGGCTATCGGCGCGCAGCAGACTCTCGGACAGGAAGGCATCGGGGTAGCCGAGAACGTCGGCCAGCAGCAGATTACGGCAGCGAATAACGTCGGGCAAGCGAACATAAATGCCGCCAACACGTACGGCCAGTTCTCGACCGGCGAAGAGAACACGATGGCAAATCAGCAGTACGGGGCGCAGGCCACGGCGGAACAGGAAGCCGCAGCCCGCGCCGCGCAGATCGCCCAACAACAGTATGGCCAGGGAACCGGTTCAGCGCAGTTGACATCACAGGGAGCGCAGACCGTTGGCGCGGCGCAACAGGCTGGGGAGGCCGCATATCGCTCTGGCGTAGCAGGGCAGGAGTCTCAGGCGCAGCAGGGCGGACAGTCGGCACAGCAGACGGAGCTCGGGGCGTATGGAACGCAGACATCAGGCATCAACTCGGCGGCCAGCAGCCAAGGCAATTTCTCTATCGGGAAACCGTCTCTCGGGGATCAACTGGGCAAGAGTGTCGCAGGATTGTTTGCAGAAGGTGGTGTTGCGTTTGAGCCACAGATTGCAAGGCTCGGGGAGAGTGGCCCGGAAGCAGTAATTCCGATAGGTCCGCCGCACCAGTATCCGCGGTATAAGAGTTTCAGGAAGGCGGCGTAAAAAATGGGCATAGTGGAGATCGTTAGGCGCGGGCTGCAATCAAGCGCGGAGAAAGATACGTATTGGGTTGTAGGGAGGGAGGTGCAGTCGGAGTGGTTCTGCGCCGGCGTAATTGTGGCAAGCTTTCACATTCCGATGGACCGATGGAGTAGGCTATTTAGGGCTATATCGCGGGCGTGGGGAAGGCTCCGCTCCAAATTCGTACCTCGCGCAGATTTTATGATGGGAGGGAAACCGGCATTTGTCGTTCCATCGATGGGATCGCGGATGCTTCTCGTTCGACGATCCGATAAATATGTTCTGTTTGAGGCGGATGTCAGGAAGGTAGCATAAATGTCACCCTCCGTTCCCGATCCCAGCGATCCTCCGCAGCCATCGCAGCCCGGTTTTATGCAGCGCATGGGCCAGGGGTACTTACAGGGGATGGCACAGCGCAGCCCGTTGGGTAACGCCGTTTACAATGCCTTCAAGGAGCCATCGGCACCAGCTGCGGGGCCATATGCGCGCTATCAGTCACCGTCCGCGCCGCCCGGTGCTACGACTCCTATGGCTCCGCCCGTACCGCCCGCTCCAGATACGTCCGGTGGAACGGCCGGCGGTTCGCAGTGGGGTGCTTCGGCTCCTAAGAGTGGGCTAATCGGGCAGGTTATGCAAGGCGGTGGCAGCGGAGCGACCGGTGACGGTGCTGCGGATGCTGAGGCTGGTATCGGCGGGGATGTGGCTGAGGCGGCATTGCTCGCCGGCGGAGGGGTCATCACTCAGCCGACACTGGCGCGTATCGGCGAACGCGGTCCGGAAGCCGTGGTCCCATTGACGCCCCGACCGGGAAATAAAATGCAGCCGGATCTACTGGAGGGCCACGGGGCCGCGCCGCATGTGCCGGGGGTGAAGTACTCGCGGTATAAGTCGTTTAATCGGTTCGGGAGTGGCGGAGCCGCATAGTGTTTCCTGACCCCAACGCCGCTGCGCCGCAAGACTGGCAGGACCCCTACGCACTACCGCCGCGCCCGCTGTCTCCCGGTGTCCCTCCCGCAGGCTTTCCTGGCTCTAGTCAGTTCGGAGGGTTTCAGCCCGGTCAAGACAATTACTCCGGCGCTGACTGGTGGCGCAACCCTCTCGACCCTTCCGCGTTCAGCCCGCAACTGACGGCATCGGGTTCCGCTGGCATGGGGAATACGGCGCAACCGGAGGCGAATACCGGAGGCGCAGGCCCAAGTGCTGCGGCGGGTCAGTTACTCGGTGGCGGAAAGCAGCCCCCTCCGCCCGTACCGGCAGGACTGGCTAGCGCACCCGCTCCGCAACCGCAAGGACCGCCATCCTTGCCCGCTGCTATGCCACCTCCGGGCCACCAGGCCGCGCCAGCCGAGGCGCAGCCACCATCCGCTACCCAGCAGGCCATCGACCGCGATACGGCGCTCCTGTCACAGCCAGCGCCATCGCCTGGCGGACATTGGTATCAACGCCTCGGGATGGCGATGCTGGCGGCTACGAAACTCGCGCCCTATGCGCAGCAGATCGTGCATCCGGTTTGGTCTGAACAGATGGCCGCGCGTGAGGCGGCAGGGAAGGAACTGGGCGAATTATCTACCGCACAGGAAACGCAGCAACGCGGAGCGTACTACCAACAGCAGGCCGATGAGAGCAAGGGCCGTTACATCAAAGTCGGAACCGGCGTATTTGACCAACAGGAAGGCAAGTGGGCAGAACAGCCCATGGACAAGTCTAACCTCGTAGCCATCGATCCATCCGTAGCCAAAGAACGAGGGTTAGCGCCTCTCGCGGACGGAACGTACATGGTTCCGGCTACTGTCGCCGCTCAATTCGTCAAGCCGGGCAAAGATCCGGGCGGCATGTATGTCACGAAAGAAGTAGGCGAGCGGCTCGGCATCCAGCCCGAAAACGGACAGTATTATCTGCCGCCGCAAGGCATCGGGCCTCACGTAACATCGACGGAAAAACCGCCGACATCCCCAACTGCCGAGAGCCAGAAAATAGCCTACCAGAACGTGCTGGCAAAACTCCACGCAGCGGGCCAGTTGCCTGTTAATGCCGCCACGGACTCCACAGCCCTGCTGAAGGCGATCAATAAATCCCAAGCCCTGACGCAACCAGAAAAGGATGCTGCCGCGTCGTTCCTCGCTGCTAACCCCACGCCGTCAACTGCTGGCACTCAGGCCCAAATCCGCGTCGAAGGTATGCAGGGCGCGCGGGAAAATCCCGTCATCAACAAGCAAACCGGAGAACTGGAGCTTAGGGATTCCGCATGGGTAAACTCCCATCCAGGAATGTACATGCCTGCCGGTCAAGGCGCTACTGCGATGGGCAAAGAAGCCGTCTTCCAGGATTTGCATTACAACATCCAGACGGCCCGCAATGCGATTAACGCTCTGGATTCCCTGGATACTCCGACGCGCGCCGCCTTGTCGTTCGCCTTGCGCGACACGGACCCGCGGAGCGCGATGCAGACATTCCTCGGCGGCGCTTTGGGGACCACGCTCACGCCCCAACAGCAGGAAGCGGTACAGGCGATCGCGCTACTCAATGAGAACGCCATGGCACTCCGCGGCGTTTCTGGCATGGGACAGGGATCGGATGAACTTCGCGGCGCGATCCGCGCCACGTTGCCAGGCGGCAAAAGCCCGTCGAAGGGATATGCCCTAGGTCAGCTCCAGAAATTCGAGAGCGTAGTTAATCGGCTGGAAAAAGGTGTGCCGGGAACGGGACGCGCCCAGCAACAGACCGGCGCGCGCCCGTCGCTCGATGACATTTTCAAGAAATGAACCCATCTCCAGATCTCGCAAGTCAGATCTCTCAAGGAAGGGCTGTAGGCTATTCCGATGACGAGATGCTGTCGTTTCTGTCGAAACGTCCAGAATTAGCGCCGAAAATATCTACGGCGCAGAAGGCGGGATACGGAGCGGGCGAAATTCTTGATTATCTCGCTCCGAATCCGCAAGCTAAACCCAGCGGTCCATTCACCTATCCCAATTCGGTTTCTGTCCCAATGTACTCGAATGCCTCGGGGACGAAACAGCCAATCGTTCCGGTCGATAAGCCGTTGAGTGGAACGGAACAAGCTGGCATGGCTCCGCTGGACGTGATCGGCGGAGGGATGCAGCAATTTGGCCAGGGAACGCATGAGATTGGCGCGGCCAAATCCGGCGATGACGTGGCGCAGGGCGTTTCTGACATGGCGCGAGGCGCGGGGACTGTTGCGCTGCCCTTCGTCGCCCCGGAACTCGCTACGGGTCCAGGAATTGTCGGAGCGGCCGCTGGAATGGGGGTTGGATACGGAGCGGAGCAAGGGCTTAAGGCGGCAGGCGCATCGCCGGGGTATTCTGCGCTCGCAGGAACAGTAGCAGGTGGAGTGGCCGGGTCCGGCGCGGCGCGCGGCACCCAAGCGGCTTTTAAGATAAACCCGCAAGTTGCCGCCGAGCGCGCATGGCGCCCCACGCCAGCGGACTCAGACTTCCCAGCAGTGACGCCCAACGCTGGCCGCGACGTCAAGACGTACGGCAACCCTGGCGTGAGGACGAACGCCGATACAGTCCCAGCGGCAACGCAGGCCGTCAATGTTCTTCAGCAGGGGTTGGAGTCTTACATTAACCGGGCCGAACAGTCGGGTGTTCAGATACCCGGCGATATTTTGGTTCAGGCCACGCAGCGAGCCATTCCGGATCTCATGTGGACGCAAGATCCAGCCGCAGCGCAATCGCTGGTAAATAGCGCGCATCAGGCTTTCGGGGGGAAGTATTTCGACGTCGGACGATGGCGTGATTGGCTCAAGACCGAGAACGCCAGCCTGTCGAAGTTCTACAGTCAAGCCGGAGCGAAGCAGTCGGCTGGGATAACTGGCGGGACCCCTCCGGGAATCGAGTCCGCGCAAGCGGCCGCGATGCGAGAGGCTCTGTATCAATACTTGTCGCCAGAGGACTCCGGAGCGGGTCCGCGGGAAATCCAGGAGCGCACGGGCAACATTATCAACCTCCGCAATAATGCTGACCGCGCCAGCAATCGTGTCATGGCAGAGCACGCTCTTAGCCCTGCGGAAGGGTTTGGAAAGGCCGCTACGGGGGCCGCGCGCCTCATTGGAGCTCCATTCCAGCACGGGGACGTGCCGGGTGCTTACCGGCAGATGACTAACCCCATGCAGGGGCCTACAGATGCGCTCGTAGGACAATTTTACGACGCATTGCCGCATGCGGACCCGATCCCACAGCCACAGTCACCACAGCATCCATGGGGAGCGGGCGGCATGGCCCAGCGGGCATTGCCCGCGCCGTACCGGATGCCCGCTGGACCAGATACTAGCTTTGTTGCCGGGCAACCGGGCATGTACCCAACCGGGCCTAACCCGCAGCGGGCACTTCCGGCTCCGGATATAACGACGCCTCCGCCAGCCGATACCAGCTCAGTTCGTGGATATCCGGCGATGCGTGCTGATCCGACGACGCGGGCATTGCCTCCAGCGCGGACGTTTATAACGCCTCCGGCCGATGCGGTTGGGCCGCACCCTTCCACGTCATCCAGCCCCCTGGTATCGCCGAGCGGACCAACGCGCGGAGTAACGCCGCAGAGTCTCGCAACGCAACTTGGCAAAACGGTTCGTCAGTTTTTGGGTGATCCGACGGTAAAGTAATTTATGGCCAAAGGAAAAACAGTAACGGAGCGCCGACTCGCCAGATTGGCGCGCGTCAGATCCACTCAGCAATCTTTGCCGGGAGCCTATGACGCCGGCAGTTTGCCCCCAGAGTCCATACCGCACGAGGCTTTGACGCCTCCCCCGATGCCGGGACCGAGTACCGACATGGCGGCCGGCGGCCTGCCTTTGGTGCGTGGGAACTCAAGCGCGCAGCCGATGTCGCCGCAGGGACACGCTACGGCCCAGCACGTAGGGCGGCAGCTGGCCGCGATGGGCGGACCCGATCAGATCGTCCCATCCACGTCAGCACGGGCTATGGAAACCGCGCAAGACGTCAGCGGCGCCACGGGCGCTCCTGTATCGCCTCCGGTGCCGGGACTCGAAAGCCGCGCCCTTGGGCAATTGGAGGGCGAGCACAAGACGCCAGAGGTTAAGAGTTTCCTCCGATCGACAATCCGCAACCTGCCGAATTACAAGATACATGGCCAAGGGGCGATGTCTAACAAGCCGGGGGAGAGTTTCAACGAGTTTAAGCAGCGGGCGATTACGGCTCTCCGCGGACTCATGCAACGGCTGGCCTCCGCGCCGCAGTCGCGCATCATTGTCCCGACTTCCAGCCAGGTAATCCGGCTGGCCAAGGCTTGGTGCGATGCCGGATGCCCGGATGATTTTTCCGTTGACGTAAATACGATGGGGAAAGACGATGACGGGAAACCGGGGGAAATTGAGCGTCTATTTCCGGAGCCGTCGGGGCAGTGGGGCGTTACGCCGTTCTCGCCAAAATCGTCTAAAGAGTTCGCGCCGGGGATTTACTTGATGCGCCACGGGGAGACGGACGCGGTACAGGCGCAAGGGGCATCCGCAGGACAGAAGGCCCGCGCGCAGATTATTGCCCACGTTCGAGCGGGGAATTATGCGGGCGCGCGCAAGGCTGGGCAGGACGCGACAACTGCGGGGCATATGACGGATGACGACGTGTCTTCCGCGGTGGACGAGGCTTTGCCGGATGGGGCGAGCGCAGGGCAGTTACCTCCAGAGCAATTGCTCGCCGCGGCTAGCGCCGCTAGTCCGACTAAGCGGGCTGAGTTGATGCCGGCACTTCAGCAGAAGTTTGCGGACCTGTCGGGGGTTGAGCCGCAAGGGCAGCACCATTTGCGGTCGCATCTGGGGAGGTTGGGGATGCGGGCTTAGCCTTCCATTGCCCGTCGTACCGCCGCTAGAGCTTCTTCCGCCGATTTGATATACTCCGCGTCTTCGGAATTATCCGTGGGCAGATAAGAACATCGTCTCGTTTCCAACTCGTCGGCGATGAATGCTTCTGCTTTTCTCAGGTCTTCAGTAATCACGCTTCCCCTCCTCGCACGCCAGCCGCATTTCCCAAGCATAATCCGTCATGCCCAACAGGTCGAAGGCGATGTCGGGCTTGGGCCACTCCCCCGTCAGCCCGTGCCCCATCAAACGCCATCGGCACGCGAGCCACACGGGGGCGAGACGGATTAGAAACTCGCGCTCAAACTGGCGAACAGTGTCCCCTGTTGCGCCTCTTCCGCCGACGTCAAGTTTTTCCATGCTTGCTCCCAATACGAACGCTTTAACTCGATCCCGATAAAGCGCCGCCCTTGCTGAAGTGCGACGTAACCCTCCGAGCCAATCCCCATAAACGGACTCAGCACAATATCGCCGGGATTTGTCCACAACTCCACGCACCGCTCGATGACTTGCAGCTGCAATGGGCAGATGTGGCGTTCGTCCTTTTCTTCCCGCGCCGATTCCCGCTGAAGCGTATCGCTCGGGTTGATGTCCATCCAGACCGGCGATGCGTAGCGCTGCCAAACCTCATGCGAGAATTTATTCTCGCGTGCCGCGTCCGATTTCTCCCGCCGCGGCGCGGCATCTTCGCCAATGTAGCGCTCGAATCCGCGCGGCTTGTGCTCCACCGCCTCGGGGTTGATCCCCGGCGTGCGCATGGTCACCAGATAGTCAGGTATCCCCATCCGGCACATTGCTGCATCCTTCACAATCTGCTTGTGGGCTAACCCAAGGGCGTGCGTGCGGCTGGCGGCCACGAGCGGATCTTTCCAGATGACAACCTCAGAGTGGAAGATAAATCCATGCGATTCGAATAGCCGGATCAGATCCCCCCGGAAGTCCTTGATGCCGATGTAACCATCGCGTTCCTTCGACGTCGGCAGGTTCATACAGTGAAAGGAAACCAGTCTCCCCGGCATTACCACGCGCGCCAACTCCCTGACCGCAAAACCAAAGTGCGTCATGAACTGCTGACCGTCTGAGTTTCCCATATCGCGATCGGAGGCTGAGTACGTGTACAATGCCGCGAATGGCGGGCTGAAAATCGAGTAGTGGGCGCTGGCGTCGGGCATCTTGCGCAGTTCCTCGACGCAATCGCCCAGTCTAGCTTCCCATCGATCACCAACCTTGACATCGTTCTCAAAAACGTTTGACGTCACCGTCGCGCCGCGAATTTCCCGATCCATCTCTTCCCGCATATGCTCCGCCATCCCTTCATTCAAGTCATCAAATTCCCGCTCCTTGCGCTCAATGTTGCGAACGACCGCGCCCTCCAATTCGCTGGTTACGATATACGCTTCGCAGTCGCGGGTTTGGCCGAAACGCCAGCATCGCCGATCGGCTTGATACATCTGCTCGAAGCTGTCCGAAATACCAACGTGGAACCATCGCGCGCAGTTCTGAAGATTGCTCCCAAAGCCCCAGATAGGGATCTTAGTGACAATCACACGTATAGCGCCACTTTTGAAAAGGCGCATCGCGGAGATTTTGTGCTCACGGCTATCGGAACCAGTGACCTGCACGGCACCCAATATCGAAGCCGTCAACGCTTCTGATTCATCATTGAGCCCACACCAAATAATCCACTGGTCATAACTCGCGTTAACGATCTTTGCGCAGGCATTCACTCTCGGCCAAATTGTCACCCGGCGCGCCGCCCGGCGCTCCGTCAGCGTTTGCGCCTCGACCGCGAATAACTGGCCCTCGTTGGGCTCCTCCGCGGGAATGGTAATCTGCACTCGCTTCATTGGTCGCAACTCATACCCATCATCCGGGTAGCCGATATCGGACGGCCTGCGTATGACAACCGCCCAAGAGCATAACCACTTCAGGAACTCTTTTTCTGCGTGTCCCTTCAGCCGCCACTGGCCCGTATCGCCGCCGTCATGAACGAAAAACATGGACAGCATTTCCACGCGAGTCATCACGCCCAAAAACTCGGCGTGGTTACCGAGTTCCATGTAATCATTCGGCGCGGGCGTGGCCGTACAGCACAGGCGATAGGGAGTGCCCTTGAACATGTCGATGAGCGTGGCCTTGGTGGCGCCGTCCATCGACTTCAGGATACTAGACTCATCCAAAATCACGCCCGAGAATTTGGACGGATCGAAGTGCTCCACCATCTCGTAGTTCGTGATATTGATGCCAGCCTTCACGTCGGCCTGAGTGCGGCAGAGAGTCGATCGCAGGCCGAATTTGGGAAATTCTTCAAGGTGCGTTTGTTCCGCAACGGTGAGCGGCGCCACGAGCAGGATATCGCCGAATGTGTGCTCTGCGACCTCGCGGCCCCATTCTCCCTGCTGGAAAGTCTTGCCGCATCCGCAACCCTCAAAAAACGCGCAGCGGCCTTTGCGTAGGCCCCATTTGACAACTTCGCGCTGCCAGGGGAGCAACCGGGAGTTAAGGTTCCGTGGAGTGAATCCAACGGACGCAAATCGTTTGGCCTTGGAAGCGAGGAAGGCGGCATAGTCTGTCACGACGACCTCCGCAGAATCTTCTCCCGCTCATCAGCGCAGAAGTTGCACTCGCGCACTCCTTCCAGCGCTTCCTCTCCGGGCCTGACATGATACCCACAGTATGTAGGCATCCGCGTTCCTGCGGCAATCGATTTGTAAGCGCCGGGTCCAGTTAATTGGATCATCCCGGACTTGGAAATAACTTGGCTCTCGCCTTTAATGTCTGGCATCTTTAATCCATTCTGGAGTTTTCTCCACTTGGGTGAAGTGCCCGTAAATTTCCCCGATCCAGATCAACAAGAAAATCGTACCGGCTACGCCCCACACCCATCCCGGCGCGTGGATTCGATCAAGGCCAAGGGCACACGTTATCGTCGGCCAGAGCGGAAATCGCGCCGGCATATTCTTATTGCTGATAACTACTTTTGCTTCCATAGAACCTTTTCACTCCTTCGCGTAATCCCCGTCTTCGTTCCGCAAATACCCAATCGCCCGCAAAATGCTGGCGACTCGCTCGCCTTCGCCGCCGCGCATCTGCGACGGCAGCAACCCGATGCAATGCTCCAAAACCTCATCAGGATAGACCTGCCCGGAAGTGCTGGAAATAGCCGTCCCGACCGACCGCGGATATGGCGATTTGCACCACCGCGTTATCATCCTCGCCCACGGGTCCGTCAGTCTCCTTTGCCGCTGCGCATCTTGCGCTGCGCCGATCATATCCTCGCCCAGGTGCCAAGGCTCCCCTTTTTGGAAGTACTTATACGCCTCGGCCCAAAGTTGATCCCTGTCGCGCTCGAATGCCGCCAAGTCGATTTTCTCGACCGATATCGGCCAGAATCTCCGTGTTCCGTGCTCGCCCGTTATCCACTGCTGTTGATTAGTCGATCCAGCGAAAATGCTCTGCCGTGGAAACTCGGCAACGCGACGCCCGTAGGGTGGCCTGAATTTATCCTCGCGCCGATCTAGCCATCCGAGAATCTGAGTCCACTCGGAACGTCGGAACGAGGCCAACTCCTTCAACTCCACGATCCAATAACCCTGGATGTTTATAGCCGCCTCATGGCCGTTACCGATATCGGAAACGTCATCCGTGAACCACGGATCCCCCAGGACGCGCAATGCCGAACTCTTCCGGATGCCCTCGCTACCTTCCAGCACAAGCATGTAATCGGCTTGGCAAGCTGGCCGCATCACGCGGGCCACGCCGGATATCATCCACCGGACGCCGATTTCCCGTATCAGTTCCGTGTCGTCTGAGCCCGCGTATCGGTAGAGCCAATTGCAAAGGCGCATTTTCCCGTCATGGCGGAGGCCATTCAGATAATCCCGCACAGGGTGATACGACCTTTCCATCGCTACGGCCTGCACTGCTTCAGCGGCGATATTCGTGGCGATGTGAAGCTCCTTCCGCTGGCACCACTCTGCCGCCTTCGTATCCTCGTGGTCCGTCCACTTCCCGGAGGGGCCACCCCACGGCGGTGCGGCGGTCAACTCTGGGCGGCACGAGAAAAGGTTATACCTCACGGGTAAGCTTTCCATCATCGTGATCGCATTTGCAACCACAGGGCGTAGCGTACCGTTCGTAGTCAGCAAATATTTCGACGGTATCGCCGCTCCCATTGCGCGCCTGGCATCGGCCACGTCAGCAAAGAAATTCGTCTTATTAAAATTCCGTCCCCATTTTTCCTTGGCGCGGCGAGAAAACTCACGCGTCTCTGCGTTCGTGGCCAGCGCGGCCGCTTTAAGTAGTTCTGCGCCCTCCGCAGTATTCGGAAAGACGTTCTCTACTGCGCCGCCGAGTGCTCGCGTAGAGCAGAACCTAAAGGCTGATGCTACTTCCTCTTGCGCGGCGGACAGGTAGGGGTTAAGGTCCGGCATCGAGGCCAATCAAAATCTTAAAACGGAGATGGCGCGTCTTCTTCATAACCATCTTCGGGGGCCTCGATCATAGTTGGCTCAACAAGTTTTATGACGGACAGTGGCCTGCGCGTTCCTGAACGGATGGCCTTCATCGCCATGGCTTCATCACACGGCAAGATGCGGTAAATGGATCCGCTTCCCACAAGCACGCTCACGGCTGGAACTGCAGCACGTCGGATAATGCTGCCCGGTCGGCAATATTGCTCGCCCACATATTCCGAGACGGTCAATTCCTCATCGCACTCCAGAAGAGCAGGAGAATCGATGCGGAAGAGAACGGCCTGCCCATATGCCTCTGTCGTGACATAGCCTACGTGGGATTGGTGGCCCATGACTTCAACCTTCGCCCATCCTTTAAATTCACTTTGATTCTCGCTCATACGGACTTCCTTTCCCATTCGCATATATGCTCTATCAAGCACTTAGGACATAAATACCTGCCGTGAATCGGCAGCATCGCACCGCGGTGGAGGATGATGCACCACATACGTCGGATACGTTTCAGCATTGATCTTCCTCGTGATCCATGTCTTCAAGAAGTTGGCATCGGTCGCAAATTTCTATGATCCCGTTCCCGCCGCAGTTTTCACACATCTCCAACTCATCTAAATCGTCACAACGATGATTGCCAAGAAACCGGCCATTAAAATCTAGCCATACGTTTCCTGATCCTCCGCAGTCTCCGCATGAAACGCAGCGGCACGGCTCAGCGGAAACTTTCTTCATCGCTTCCGTCATGCCGCCCTCCACTCCTGTTTACTCATCCCCAACCACGCCGCCTCAAAAGCCCGTTCCCATTCCCGGCTTTCTTCCCACTCACGCCGGTCTCTGACGGTCGCATTGGCTTGAAAAAACCTGTATCTGTCTGTCAGCTTCATGCTTCGGAAGTGGGCCAATATTCGGCTTACCGTGCCAGCGAATCCATAACCCTCCTGATCAATAGCGCCGTCCATCGAGGCGTGCATCTGCGCCAACATGTCGGACTCAAATCGCTCCCACCAAAACTTACAAAAATCGGCCTCATGCGCAGCATACAGAGCCTGTGGGCGCGTTAGGTTGCCCAGATCTAAGTTGACGCCGAAGCGGGCGGCTACGGCCTCTGCCGCGCGGGGAAACGGCAAATGCTCTACGCGCATAATAAAGTCGATCGCGGAGCCACGCGCGCTGCACCCGAAACAGTAGAAGTGGTCGGAGTAAACCGTAAAGGATGCCGTCCGCTCTTGGTGAAAAGGACATGATCCCGTGTAGCGATGGCCGGATTTTTTGAGCGGTACGTAGTCGGCTACCAGCGTTGGTAGCGGCACGTTGCGCAACTGGGCGATGGAGTGGGGGGAGATCATGGCCTGATGAGGACCTCGCCCAGCGCTAGGAGCTTCTGTTCGGCGGAAGCGTGGACTGATCGCCACGCCAATCCTGGGGTCGGCTCGCCACGCAGTATTAGTAAGTATGGATAACGCTGTTCCTCCGAGAGCCGCGCTTCGACTTCGCGGAGGGAGTCGAGAGATGGAACGATAGCAACCGCGCGCAGTTCTTGGCTCAATGCATCGACTGGAACCCATACCCTCCACTTGCCCATCGGGGCTGACATATCTGGGTCCATCCACCCGGCTACGATTTCAGCGGCTTCGGGGAGTGTCATAACATCCTCAGCAATGGCCACACGAAAACTGCGCACAGCATCAGCACCAGAACGGCGTAAGTTACGCCTAACAGCGTTTTCATTCCGTCTCCTCCAGGGCTTCGCGCTCCCTTCGCTCAATCTCTTCTTGCATATTAAACACCGAATCACCCAACTGGTGGGGATCGCACTTACAGTCGGCTATTGAATGATCTCCTCCGAATTGACATCTAATCCGCCTCGCTCGCTCCACCATCGTGGATGCGATACCTTTCCATAAAGGAACCTGCACACGAGCGCGGCGGTTCTCTTTAATTAATTGATCTCGCTCGGCCTCCAGTTCAGCGATGCGGTGTTTTAAGCGTTCAATCATTTTGTCTCCTTCAGGGCTTCACGCATGGCATCGATGCCGCAATTGCACAGCCGTTTTATGGGATCTTTGTCATCCCAACTAATAACCCATATCCCAATCTAGCCTTGACGCAAGCCAGGCACTCTTCCAGATCCCGCGCGACGATATAAACCCCGTTATTTTTCTCGATCATGCGCTGGAAACTGATCTGCTCGGGTGACTGTTTATCGCGGCCAATTTTCACCTCGATCTCGATGCGTCGGCCATCTGGCAGTATCCCCGTGATATCGGCCTGCCCGTTGATCCCCGCCGATACCCGACGCATGTTTCCGCCTCGGCCTGCGGCCATTGCGTCGATACGGTTGTTGCGCCAGCAGACGCCTAGACCGCGCTCTGTGATGCCGGCTAGGATGGCGGTGGTTAGGGCGTTGGCGGTCATGACTTATCCGTGTCCCGTTCTTCTCGGATCTCGCTCGTAGACCATTGGGTAATTGTCTGCGAAAGGATGTGCATCAACTCCGCGTATGTCAATTGCTCCCGCTCAACAGCCCGCGTAACGTGTTCGCGGATGTAGATCCCGGCACGCGTGACTTGATCGTGTCGCGGCCCCATGCTGATGCTCATAACTCCAACCCATCCCCCGTTATCGGCTCGACCGTCACGGGCGCTACAAACCCCGGTACCCACTCTCTGGGCGGCGCAACCCCGAACCGTTCCTTGAATATTTGTACCGCCCATGCGGTCTTATCATGGACGCGCGGCCGTTGTCGGGCATCATCGATCAAACTCTGGAAAACGCGCATACGGTGCATCGACGCAGATGTGCCAGTGCTGCCAGCATAAGTCACGTTCTCCAGCCGCTTGTATTCCTGGAGTTCGCCTTCCTCGACCTCGACCTTGGCGACCTGCTTCACGAGTGGGATACCGCAATATGGACACATCGGAGGTCCAGCCTTGAACACGGCATAGCAGGGGTAACGTAGCGCTCCGTCCACCATCGCCGGAACCTTACAGGTAACGTAACGCTCCTGCTTTTCGGAAGGCCCACTGGCCACGGCCTCGCCGTCGAGAGACCACGGTATCGCGTCTTCGAAGCAGCCGTATGGTTCGTGGAATGCCGTGTTACCGCAGTGGTCAATGACGGTAAAGAACTTTTTCCCAGGATGGATTCTACTGCCACGACCCAGTTGTTGTTTCCACAACCTGAGGCTAGCGGTCTTGCGTAGTGCCACCACGCAACTAACGATGCTATGGTCCCATCCTACGCTCGTGCAGCCCACTGACACTACGCCGCGGAGATCGCCGTAATCTAAATCTCTCCAAATGGCCGCGCGGGTACCTGGCTCTGGAGCCTTTGGATCTCCCAATGGAGTATCTGCATCAACATAGGCCCACGAAAAACCCGCCAAACGAAACTGCTCTCCAACGTGCTGGGCGTGGGCCTGATCGATAGCAAAAGTTACCGTTTTCCCTCCGCCGGAGTGCTTTTTCCAGTGCTCAACCACATCTCCGATAATTTTTGATTTGTCGCATACCTGTGCCATCTGTCGTATATCGAACTCACTAGCAGTTTTCTTGACTCGACCCAGATCAGGCGGGGGAGGAGGGGCCAATACGTGAGAACCAACCAAATATCCGTCCTTTATGAGTTCCGCTTCGGTTGGTCCTAAAATCATCGCGTCGAATAGGCCGCCTGACTTCTTCCCCAGTCCCTTCCCGTCGAGACGGACCGGAGTAGCTGTCATTCCCACAATACGACCAGAATGCCTGGATAATGCTTTTTTCCATGTCGGAGAAACGGCCAAGTCGGCCTCGTCGATAATTGCCAAGTCAACCTGCGGAGGATCTTCCATTCGATGCAGCGTGTCGATGCTCGCCACCTGCACGGAATGCCACCTCTCGCGCTTTTTACCGCCCAGGAGAACTCCGTGTTTTATGCCCAGCCTATCCACGCGCTGCGACATATCAACTACCAAGGATTTACCATAAACCGCAAATAAAACACGCTTGCCGCGTTCCACAGCGCGATGAACCATGTAGGCTATGAGGCTTCCCTTTCCACTTCCACATGGAGCTACCAAAAGGGGATCTAATCCACGACGAAGGCACTCACGTAGTTCGTGAATTTCTTTTTCTTGGTAGGGGCGCAAGGAGATCATTGGGCCGATTTCCTCCTGCGCGATCCTTCCCTAATCGCCGCCGCGATTCTTTCCACTACGTCCGGCGGCCGTTTCCTGCCTAAAAGAGCGGCGCTTCGTTTGGCGTTTGATTCCTCAGACCTGCCAACTATTGCAAGTTGCTTGCGAGCGTTAGCGGCCGCCGCGATTATTGCCGGCGAAGTGCGCCCTTTCTTGGCGGCTGATATTTTGGCTTTCCATTCTGGAGTGAATACTCGGCCCTTCATCTGCTGACGACGAAGCTGCTTAAGTTCATCGGACTGGACGAAACCGGGAGATCCCGATCCTCCATCGGCTACGTTAAAAGCCTCTTCCCGGTAATATTCGATCCACTTGCGCTCTGCCGACTCCCAGTCTGCGGAAGTAGATTCCAAAATCCTCAAAGACGGAACTATGGATGCATCCAGTAGAGATTTTATCCACGCTCCTTTGAGAGTGTGAATATCTCTTCCTTTTCGAGCATAGCTAAGATGGCCATGCATTCTGCGAGCGGGATTGGCCGAGCACCCAACATAACGAACCAATCCATCCCGCGGATCGATGAGTGCGTAGACGTGGCGGATATGCTCACGCAGGGCGTTTAGGTCTTGGTCTTGATGCGGGCGCAGCGTGGGGAGGGTCATTTGTGATCGCCGTTGAGCAAGTACTGGGCGAACTTAATAACCGCCATCCCGCGATCAAAGTTGGAAATGTCCAGTGGAATATTGCCCTCTGCCGTGCTCCTAATAATGGCCCGCAACGCCTCGTTTTTATTCACTCGCGCATGTCCGTTTACCGCGCCGCTGACCACGGCCTTAACTGTGGCGGGCGTCACGCTCTCAGACCTGCATGCCTCGGCTTGTTGCTCTCGCGACAACTTCGCGAGCATCTGCACCGCTGACGGCTTGACGCGCTTGTTCTTGACCGCTTCCTGAGATTCTGGTGTGAGGGATATTAAAGCCAGACGCTTCTTTACCCAACCAACATCGGGCGATCCATCGACGTGCCGCTGGCTATAAAACGCGGCGATCTCCTCATGCGTCATATTGTAGCGCTCAAGCTTGGCGATATTCTGAGCTTCACACATCGCCGTCGTGGATTTCCGTTCGATATTTTCCGCGATGACGGCCTTCAATTCATCGAGCGGGGTGCCTTTGAAGTATACGCACCGAAGTTTGAAATCCTTGGGCAACTTGCCGGATTTTATACCTTCGACCGCCGCCCGCCAACGGCGATGGCCGAATACTAAGTAAGGCTTGCCTCCATCGCTTCCAATATCCACCGGGGTAAGTTGACCCACAGCGACGAAGGAATCGATGAGATCCGCGACGTCGGTATGCTCATGCCGGCCGTTAAGTTCTGGCCGGATGGTGATGTCGCGCGGGCGCATGAGATACTCGCTTGTGCGCGAGTGTTCGACTTTGAAATCTACGGCCATTACCTTACCCCTAACTGATCAATCTGCTCGTACACGCTGTAGCACTTGCTCCAATCAAAAGGTCCATATGCGTCTTTTTCTTCGTCAAACGTACCCTCGTAGGGATCTGAGGTAACCGAAGTACACCACAACGCTACTGCTGGATACTGCGGCTCCATTTCGAAGAACTGGGCAATCAAGGGCCAATGGTTAGCGTGATTAGCCGATATTTTTGTCGAGTCAAGAAAGCTCCGGAGGTCAGCGGCAAATCGATGGTAGTCCTTTTTCTCGACGTAGAAATGGTCAAACGTAAACATAAGAACTGCGCGATGGCCTTCTGGGATCGATGTATCTTTCCAGCATTTCCAAAGTTTGCAATCCGGCTTGCTGGCGTTGAATAGCCACCAATAAGGATCTTCGTGAAGATATCGGACGCAAAACTCTGTCCAGACTATCGGTGCCGTGCCATGCGAATTGGCAAACTCGCGCACGTTCTCATACTTTTCACCGGGCCAAATTGCCTGTAGGGTTGAGTAGCTCACGGCTTTCCTCCCGCCGTTCCATCCACCACCCACATCGGACCCGGCTTCTCGGTGCCCTCATCCGAATCCGGCCACGGTTCATGCGAGGCAATAGCTATGCTCACCACGCTCAACAGCTTACGAAGATCATCGATAGACAAATCGCAACACTCGCAAGAGTCGATTTGATACCGCCAACTCACAATTTACCCCTTTTGACGCTTCCATCAATCACAGTCAGCGCCTCCGGCTCCTTGTCGTAAGGAGAAACGCTCGCAAGGATAAATTGAATCCCCTGCTCCTCTGCGTACTTATTACAGGTGGCGATTAACGCGGCGCGTTGCGCCCTATCGAACGACTCAACGTGATCGACCACGACAAAGCCGGCTTTCGCGCCCACAAGCATCCCGATGCGAAGGGCCAGTTTCCTCTGGTCCGCCGTGTTCCACTTTTTCAACGGCACCATGCCTCCGTATTGCTCGCGAACAATTCGACCATCGCGGACGGTGACGCCTTTGATTGGCAACCGCTCGGCAAGGGAAGTTCGCAGTTTGCGGAGGTTTTCCACCGCAGTATTATGCTTCTCCCACGATGCGCGCTTATCTGCCGCCTCGGTTGCCGCCCGGTCGATAGCAGCGCGAGTGCCCTTGGCTTGTTCCTCCTGTTGGGCGAGGAGTTCAGCGTTGGCCAGTTCGGAAGTTAGGCGGTCAATCTCGGGAGTGCTCGATTCTCTGGACCTGTCCGCCGTCGCCTGAGCTTCCTGGCGCGCTTCCTCGATTGCGGAGGCGCACGCCGCGTCTGCCGCCTCCTTGGCTGCGGCGCGGGCGTCTTCTACTTCGCGCATAGCTTTGGCATAGGCTGCGTTGGCTACCTCATATGCTGCGGCGCGAGATTCTTCTGCGCACCGCTTGAAGCCCTGAAATCCTTCATTGATCGCGCCAATAGCCACCCTCTGCGCCATCTCTGCCGTTTGCTTTTGCATTCGCAGATCCGCCGCTTTAGCCGGCCATCCGCCTTCCGCCTCCGCCGGGAGCGCCCGACGCAGTTCCGCAACGTGTTTTTCAAGGCTATCGGCGGAGGTGTTTAGTCGCGTGCGCTCGGCATAGATCGTATCGTAAACGGCGTCGATGGCTTGGAGGGCCGGGAGATTAGCTATGTCCACCGGAGTCGTCATGCCGATGGCCTCCCCTATCTCCTCCGGACAGGGCGGCAAAGCCACCAGTTTCAAAAACTCAGCCAGTTGCTCGCCCGGCTCTTTCTCCAAAAACCGCAACGGATCAAACGCCAATGCATTGCAGACCTCATCGATATAAGCCCGATTGACGATCCACCGCTTGGCATCCTTCGGCTTCCACGCCCGCGCGGTCTCGCCGCGAGTGATGCGGGCCTTCATCTGGTGATCGTCGGCCATCGTAATGACAATCTCGCCAAATTCCGCATTGCCGTGGATCATATCGGGATCATGGCCTCTATCCCCAACGTATTTGATGCAATCCTGGAGCCCGGTTTTGCCGACTCCGTTTCCGCCCTGGATCAGGCAGACGGCCGGCAGCGAGAACTCATGCTTGCCTGCGAATGGGCCGACGTCTTGGAGGGTGAGGGATTTTATGGGCATGCGGTCACCTCCGCGATCGGAGCAGAACGGAGCAGTTCTATAAGCTTGGCGGCCTGCCGAGAACGGAATTTTGTTTTTGCGGCGGCGTAGGCGGCGGCGTAGGCGGCGGCGTCGGCGGCGTAGGCGGCGGCGTCGGCGGAGGCGGCGTAGGCGGCGGCGTCGGCGGCGTAGGCGGCGGC